CCCCGGTTTCCCCTTCTTCTAATAGAATACCCCGACGGGGTTGCCGATACTTTCGACTTTTCGTTTAGAGCCGCTAAGACGCCCGAATTGTTCCCGACGTTTCGCATATCCGATAGTTCGGTGAGAAGCCCCCGTGGGGGCGCACACGTATGCGGGCAATCTGATACATTGCCCGGATTTCCCCCGGTTTCGCGGGGCGAAACCGAACCCGAAAACAATTCAAGCGGGACCGAGAAAGTACGCAGTATGGAGACCGTAACTGTCCCACCTGGCGAGACCCGCGGCAAGCGAATCGAGGGCGGCACCTATGACGAGGGCCTACTTATCGACATTAGCGCGCCTGGGTCGCACTACAATCTCGACATTCGGGGGCACAGCCCGCACGTCAAAAATATCGGCGTGAAAGGCCGGAATTCCCACGAAGGCAAAGAACAAGTTATTAGCATCAAAACCACGGGAGACGCTGTTCTCGAAAACGTCTACGGGGCGGACGGCTGTATTCCGGGCTATCACAACACGCTCGTCTTCGTTGGCCGGCAGACTCAGGGGACGGTTACGTTCCGCAACATCAACGGGCAAAATTGGGTGGATAACTGCGTTTATGCAAGCGCGCCCGGCCATTCTTCGAAACCGTCGGGCGGCGCAGATATTTATTTCGAAGATTCGTACTTCCGCAATAACAACACGGCTAACATGCGACTTGCTTCGGGCGAGGTTCGGAACTGTGTTTCTATTTCGGACGGTGACGTAGGCTTGAAGCGCCGTCAGGGGAAGTTTTCGCGCTGTGTGTGGCACAAAGAAGAAGGCACGGTGAAAATCATCGATTCGGATATGCTGGCTTCGGGACCGCACGCTTCGCCCGCAGTCATGTCCCAAGACGATGAATCCGGCCGGAAGACGGTTATCGAGGATTCGGACTTAGCCCCGAGTGGCAATCAGGTCGGAAAGAAGCACAGTTCGGATGAAATCGTTATGCGAAACGTCGGTTCGGACCCCGACCTGGGTATGCCAAATGGTGTACCCCGCACGGCGCGCGAGGCGGCTCTGGGTGACGGTTCGGACGGCTCGAAGCGCACCGAACCGCGCGGCTTTTCCCACCGGTGCGTTCTTGGCGGCGAGGGGTCGGAACCGCGGGACAAGAGCGAAGCCCTACACTGGTATGCGATTACGTCGGGTAGTGCCCGCCTCGATTCGGACTTGTCGGAAATCGACCGGGGCGACGAGACGGACGTAGCGGGGGAACATCTTGGTATGGTCGGCGGGTGGTTCCTTCCGCAGTTCGCGGACGGGTTCGAATTCGAGGGCGACCTTCTCGCCCTCTTCGTGCTGGATGTAAGCAACGATGAGGCTGTGTCGGTGCCGGTCGAAATCGATAGCGAGACGTTAGACTTCAACGGTGCGTACTACCGCGGCGGTCCTGCGGGCGGTGTCACCGAGACTCGCCCGGATTATGAAGCACGCGACGAGTTTTTGGCTCACCTGAGTAATCATTCGTTCTTCTCGCGCTAAAGCGCGAAAAGCGGCCCCAAAGACGAGCCAGAAGGTTTATTTATTCCCACCTGTTTCACAGGTGTATGGGTACAAAGACCCAAGCGAGCGAACGAGGCGAGGCGGAGAACAGCGTTGAAATCGATAGCGAATTAGACGTGACTACGGACCCAAGCCCGAACGCTGCCGCGACCGAGGACAGCGGTAGCGGGTTCGTTTTCGGCGAACGGCTTCCCCGAACCAAGGCGTTCGCGCGCTTTCTCGCGTCGTATATCCTTGGGGCGCTTACGTTTTCGATTATTTCGCTCGTCGCGTTGGGACAAGGTGCGGGCGCGTATGGTACTGTTCCGCTCGTTCTCGCGACCCTTGCATTAACAGGCGTGTGGTATCACGTCTTCCGCGAGAAGACGCGCTTCTGAAACGCGCGCGGCGCGCTTCCTGGCCGCAGTTCGGACTATTTTTCCGGCGTTACGCCAAAACGACAGTACAACGACATTGAGCGTGGGTACACACCGGCGGCATGTACTCGCCTGGGTTGTTTTTGACTTCGCGAATAGTCATGGTTCGGCCTTCTAAGGCCCGACATTCGGCACATACTCGGCTATCGCCCGCGGTAATGTGTTCCATTTGTTCGCTTCCCGCGGCGTTCGGGTTGCTATTCGAACCTTCGATACTATAGCCCAATTCTCGGTCTTTGTCATACCATTGGTCGTAGACTTCTACGGCTGTCGAGTTATGAGCGTATAGCGTTTCGGTCCTCGCGAGAACTTCGGCTCTCCAGCGTCCGATACCTTTCACCCGCCCGTTTAGTTTCGCGGCGACTTCGAGCGGATTTTCGCCGCGGAAGGCCCCCTTTGCCAGTTCGTCGGCAATGTCGTCGGATACGTCCGACGTAATGCCTTCCAGGTAGTCGTAGTTCCGTTGATAGAGACGGCTTAGTAGCTGCACTCTTACAGGACGGTCTAACGCGCTTGCTACGGCTTCGTCGCCCGTTCGGGGGACATCTATGCCGTCTTGTTCTAATTGGCTTACAGCGAATCCTTCGCCTTTAGACGCCGCTGCACGAACGTATTTTCCGGTAAAGTGCTTGCCTACGTTTATGTCCTGCGGGTCCATTTGTTCCAGTACGCCTTCGGACAGCCAATAGTCGAGACGATTCACAAACGCGTCGCGACGCGCTAAGTCGCCGCCGCTAAAGTGGTCCGCCGGCTTGAATTTCTCCGGGTCGTATTCCGCCAGTGAGGCTGATAAGTCCGACAAGTCCGATTCGTTTAGACCGAGGGCGTCGTTTCTGCCGATTGTTTCCCGAAGGACACGAACCACAGCGTCGAATCGGGTGGTAAGGTCGGGACGATACTGGCGTTCGCGAAGCGTTTTCGTATTACTTGGGTCGCCACTGGCTACGGACATGTTTTATTCCCGATTCGACCGTTCGATGTAAAGCGTAAGTGCCTGTAATAGCGTCGCCAGTTCTTTTAGGACGGCAATGAGCGCGTCTTGTAGGCTCATTTTTTTGCCCGGTTCGTCGGGGGTTTCGCGCGGCGGCTCGTCCCGCGGCGGCTCGTCGGGTTCTGGTTCTTCGAACAGAAGAAACGTGACGTTCAATTCGTCTTCGATGTTTTTCGCTTTGTCTGCGATTGTAGCGCGTTTCGACCCGGCGAAAACGTGCCCAACTAACTCCAGGGTGCTATTCGCGGACTCGTCAGACAGTTCGCGAACAAGCGGGCTTCCGCTATCGCCGCCGCGGGACATGGGGTCTAACACGAGAACGTCTTTTCGTTCGACTATTCGGTCTTTTCCGTAGCGCACCCGGATGTTCGCCTGCGTAGCTTTCACTGCGTTTCGACTGACGCCGGTCGTTCGGCCGCTTTTTGCCAGTTCGACGCCGTTCATTTTCGAATACGTTCGGCGAACTTGTGAAATAGTCCCGAGGCCGTAAATCGTCTCTGCCTTTGGGGCTTGCTGTCGTTCGGCGTCAGTGAGCGACCGAATTGCGGCGTCGGCTTTGGTGCCGTCTACCATTGTAATGCCGCGGATGTATTCGCCTACTTTGTCCGCAGGCGCTTCGCCGGTGTCGATAGGCGAAGGCTGCACGATTGCGCTCCCCGAAGCCGCCCGGCCTGCGAGGCCATAGACGTGCTGATTCGAGACTCGAACGCGTTCGCCGCTGTCGTCGTCTACGGCAAGCGTCCCGGCGGTCGCGGCGGTTCCGTCTACGTTGATTTCGCTTAGGCCGGCCCGCGGCGGCCGCCGCCGCTTTCTATGTTGGGCGGGGGTTGGGTCCGCTACGGTTTCCTCCAGGCCAGGGGACCACGACGCGCCCTCATCGTGAATCGAAGGTTGACCGACTTCCACTACGTCGGACTCGTCGGGTGGGAAAATTCCGAACGCGCGCGTCACGTCCTCGATAGCGGTCGCTATGACATCGTGGTCGTGTAGTTCGCTCTCAGGAACTTTTTCGTCCACGAGTGCAACGAGGGTGCCGTCAGGTTCGTGAGAAACGCCGAAAACGTTTGCGATACCGTAAAGCGGGCGGTAGTCGTCGGAAGCCATACGACCGGATTCGCCGGTCTCTGCTAAAGAACGTTAGTCTTCGCCGTCTTCGCTATGTTCGAACTGTTGAAGGTTCTTTCGCAGTTCTTCGTCCAGCGCCGCAAGATATTCTTCCTCACTATCGTAGCCGGATTTTGGCTTTTCCACGCGGTGGGAAAGGTCGTGTGGGTGGACCGGGCGGATAGCTTCGCCGGTCTCGATAGATTCGTCGTGGTTCATGTAGTGACCCATACAATCGAGAGCTTGACCGGCTTCCTCTAAGTTATCCCGGTTGTGGGGGTATTCGCGTTCCAACATTACCCCGAAATGGATACACAGCGCCATAATCCAGGTAATGTCTTGTGTGTTCTCGAACCAGGACCCCACGACCGGAAGCCGGGAAAGAACGCTGTCGAATGACGCGGTAAACGGTAGGTCGGACGGATTGAATTCGTCGGCTTCGGCTTCTGGGGTTCGGTCGGCAATCGTCTTGAAGTATGCCGCCAGTAGCGGGCTTCGGTTCGCGACTTGATGCACGAACGGTGTGACGTGCCCGGCACCGTCCGGGGAAACATCCGCGCCGGCACCTGAGTCCTCATCTTCGCCTTCGGCGGTTGGTGTTTCGCTTTCGCGCCCGCTTTCGGGTTCGATATAGCGGTCGCTCATACTTCTTTCTCCAGGTTTTCGTAGGTGACGCTTCGAGCGTATCCAAACGTCCGGTCAGAAAATTCCATAGCGGCGTCTTGAACCGCGTCTTCGGGACTTCGGGCGGCTTTCACGACTGTTATCATTTTATCCGTTAGCAGTTCGTTGTTTCTGATGCTTTCAGTCGCTACGGTTTGCCCGACTGCTACGAATCGTTCGTCTCGCGGTAAAACGAAGTGTGGGGGAAAACTGTTTCTGTTTCTTTCTTTCCGTTCTTTCAGCTCTTGTTCGTCGTCTTCGTCTTCCCTATCGTATAGGGTAACCGAGACAGTTTTTGTCATGCGTTAGACTCCGCTTGTTTCCACGTCCTCGGTGTCCTTAAGCCTAACGTAGCGGTCACATTCAGGACACTCGCCGTCGGCACCTTTGTACGAAAACGCGCCGTTCTCGTCTTTTAGCGCGGGCATGAACATGCAGGCAAAGTTGAAATTCCCGAGAACGCTGGCTGTTTGACAGTAGGGGCAATAGACGAGTTTGCCTTTCACTTCGGGCCGCAGGCCTTTCCATTTCGAGTTTTCCCAGGGGTCAATGGTGCCGGGTACCGAGGGTCCGCCGGGTGTTTGTGGCGACATAGAAACCGGTGCCGCGTCTACTGAATATAAGTGTTAGGAGTTTGCACGAAGCGCGCGGAAGCGAGAACCGACGAGGAAAGCGCCGATTCCCACTCCCAGGCCTTACGACCCTGTGAAGGAGGTGACGCGGGGTAACCAAGCCCGCGGAGCCGACCGCGTGGTATCACACGCAGCGGCATTTCTACCTAACTGGGTCGCGTGTAAAAAAGCTTTCGCTCCGGCGTCGCTTCTGATTTACTCCCCGCAGGCAAGAATAGTATTGCCGCACTCTGCACAATCCACGCCACAGCCATAATCCGCGGGCTGTGGGGTTCCGCCGTCGTTACACACGAAACATTCGAGGTTCTGATTTCCTGGCATAGGTGGGACCTGAAAATGGTCCCGCTTTCTTTTTAGTCGTTTTGGTTTTCATCCTCGCGCTGGCTTCCGTCCACTCGGTCGGAAACCGGAGTGCCACCGCCCTGGGGCGCGCCGGTTTCTTCCATATTCAGCCCGCCGTCGGCATTTTGGAAGATTTCAGACGCGTTTTCTAACTCTTCTTCAAGCTCCGACGTTTCCATGCCCAAATCCTTCTCAATCAGACGTTCCGGCGGAAGGTAGGCGTCCACGCCCGACGAAACGTAGACCTTCCAGGCCTGCATATAGGCTAAGAACTTCTTAGCATCGAAGTCCGAATCTTGTAGCGGACTTACATCGTCGTCGGACTCGATAGCAAATTCGACGCTTTCGATGAGGCTGTCGTAGGCTTCGCTTCCCGGTTCGGGGCCGGCGACCACGCCGCGGTCCAACAGGTATCGCGCTTTTTTGCGGAAGATTTGGGTGTAGGAATAGCTAATATGACTGCGGATTCGCCGCACGTCGCGGTCGAACTGTTCTACGCGCGGTTCGGTTACGTCTCGATTCAGGTCGTCACCGAAACCGACGTAGGCCTTGGGCACGTTCATTCCCGAGAAGATAGTATTGATTGACATTTGGATACTTGGGTTGATGTCGGGAAGGTCGGGGGTGTACCACTCGATTTCGACACCCGGCGGCGCACCGAGGATACCGCCGGGGCTGTTGAATTCGGGCGCTTCGGTATTCGTGCCCGAATAGTCCGTACTGCTGTCCTCACCGTAGCTGTCGGCTTCTTTGCTTTCCTCACGCCGGCTTTCGCGCCACGATTCGGACCCGTCGCGTCCCGTTCCTCGCTGTCGGAGGGTCTTGATAAACGCCTGCATTTGGTTCGTTTCCCATTGCAGGGTATCCCCCGTCGGCAATTCTACCTGATTGAATTTCACGACCACGCGCGGGTACGCGAGGTTCTGTAAGACGGCGTTGTGGTCGTCTTTACGATTTTGGACCCGGATAGCTTCGGAGGAAATGGGTTCAATGAGGGAAACCCCCCGGGTTTGACCGGCTTTTCCACTTCCGCGGTTACTGTTTCCGCTCGTAAGCGGCGTATCCAGCATAGGATTGCGCACCATTTTCGTAACATCATCCTGGGAAAGGGGTACGGTCCCGTCCGGTTCCGTAGGCTTGCCGGCCCCAGTTTCGCTTCGGTTGCCCGAAGCTACGTCTCGGGTCCGTTGGGACGATTGCGCTTTGCGGCGCTGCACTTCGCTCGCCCCGCCCCCGAGGTTTTGGACGTAGGCCGCCCATTGCCCGCGCGCATTCTTCGGCGTTTCTTTCGGCACCCGGCCGCTGCTGTCTCCGGGGCGAATCAGACGCGAGGTATTCGGGTAGCATAGCATATCGAGTGTGAGCGAATCGACTGTCTGAAAGCCCGAAAAGGTAGCAGGTTCCGCAGGGTCGTCATACATGTGTTCAAGCGTCACGGTGCCGTCCATATCGAAGCCGCGGGCGTCGTTCCACAGTTGCGGTGTCAGTGGTTGGTCGTACTCGCCCGCGTAAATGGTGCATTGTTCGCTCCAGGTTTCGAGGGCTTCGGTAAGCTTCTCATCGTCGCTTGTGATTCGCGGCCCCGGGCGCACTACTTCGCCGGCCCGCAGGTCAATGCCGGCGTTCACATACGGATTATGGCGGTATATTTCGCGATAGAGACGGGTTTGGTTCTTGTCCGGGCGAATCCGCCGCACTTGCCCGGAGCCGCTTAACATACCGCCAAGGCCGCCATTGCCGCTAATGGTTTGTGGAATCGGGTCTCCGCCTAAGACTTCGCTGTCGCGCGCGAGAGCCGCGCGGGTAGTATCGTAGACGCCGCGAATTTCATCCGTAAGGTCCATGTTATAAGTTTGTTTCGCGGCTTCGCCGTAAAACGTTTACTCCGAAGCACCGTAGGATATTTATGGCTGTGTCGTTTGTAATTTTGTATGTCTGCTGAAAACCGTTTTCAGGCTACGCTTGGAAGCGAACAGTTCGAAGCCGAACAAGACGAAGATGATGGACGGTCGCCGTGTCCGGTTTGTGGAAAACGTTTTGAGAAATTCGGGTTCCACTGGTTGAAAACCTGCAATTATCCAAAAATGTCTAACTTTCAAATAGATTTAGCCACAGGCTTACTTTTGGGTGACGGAAACGTGGGGAGAAACAGGTTTAATATGACAGTTAACATGTATTCAAAGTCTAAAGCTTATTTACTTTTTTTAGAAAGACTTTTTTATCCAGTCGTAGGAAAAGGTGTCCGTTTTAGTAAAACAGCTAAAGAATCCGCTAAACACGCAAGAAAGACGGGGTTTTCCCCCCAGGCAAAAGAAAAGAACTACAGTGACATATATCGTTTTAAAACACTTAAAACTCCCTTATTTAAAATAATGTATAAACACTGGTATGAAACTGGACAGCGCACTTTCCCTAATACTATCAAATTAAATCCGGTTGTTATTAAACATTGGTTTGCGGGAGATGGTAACTTAATCGTGAAAGAAAGAGAAAAACCACATGCTGCGATAGTATTTGAAAATGAAAAACAAAATCTTGAAAAAATGAAAAACATGTTTGAAAATGTGGGGTTTTCCCCTACTATTACCCCCAGGGGTGGGGCGTGGTTTTCAGTAGAAGAAACACAAGAACTGCTAAATTATATGGGAGAGCCGCCGCCGGGGTTTCATTATAAATGGGACGAAACGCTACCACGCCCCGAATCTGAAGACTTCGCGCCGCAGGAACAGTTTTCCGACCGGACGTATTCGGGGCCGGATTGCCCGCCGGAAACGTGGCGGGGGGAAGACATACTGCTATACGACCCACCGGAACCCCCGGAAGCGCCGCGCGCTTCCGACTAACCGATTACGGGCTGATAACTCGACGTGTTATACGGTCGCGAAGTAGGTGCGTACCCACCTGCTGCATAGCAAGCCAACGCTAAAGCGTCCGGTAGGTCGTCGCCCCGCTTGGGGTCCCGGTGACTAACTTTCAGATACCCGTTCGGTGTATGGGTGTAGTCCAGGTCCGTCAGTTGCCCCATTAGTGTCTTGTCATACGGAAGCGTAAGCGACTGTTCTTCAATACGCCGTTTGAGGTTGCTATAGAATTCGTGTTTCGTTTGGGTTGAAGACTTGATTTCGCCGATATTGTAGATGTCGTATTCCGCGCCGAAATCCACAGCGCCGCCGCCGACACCGTTGCTTTCGACGTAGATTTCCTCGATAGACTGCGGATTGCCGTAGCCCCGTTCGTCGTTCACGCGGCGCATAAGTCCGACGATTTCAGGTATGCTGTTCTCGCTAAACGTATCGAAGACTTCTACCCGCCCGGTTTCGTCTACTAAGACCAACGCTGTAAGGTCGCCGCCGCCGCGCGCTACGTCGAGACCGGCATAGATAGGCGGGGTCAATCCAAACGTCTCGCCGACCGTCCGCGGTTGGCATTTCTTCGCGTCGGAATGTGGAATAAACACGTTGCCTTCGTCTTTGAATTCGGCCAGATACTCCTTGGCGAAGGAAATACTATCAAGTTCGGCGCGCTTTCCATCAAGCCACTCGTCGCTAATCATGGGGTTGATGTACGAGGGCCAGTGGAACCCGAACCACTTGCTTTCGGCGTCTTCCGAGGCGGCAATCCACTTCTCGTAGAAGTACCCGGATTGCCCGTTCGTGGTACTATACAGGTAGAATTCCGACCGTTGCCCCTCGGTCGTGAACGTCGCAAAGAACGGTTCGATAACTTCGGTGTAGATTTTTCTTTGGTTGACGAACGCGGCTTCGTCTACAACCATGACCTGGGGGCCGATACCCCTGATTTGTTTGCCTTTCTTGCCGGTCGTTCGAGACATTACCCGGGCACCCGTATCGAATTCGTAGGTCCGGGCGTTATCGACTTCGATTCCGAAGAATTCGTTTGTTTCGAGACCGAAGAATTCGGGCCACGGGCTTTTCTCATACCACTCCATTGCTTCGGTAAACATTTCGTCCGCGGTTCGTTGGTAGGGTGCAGCGACCACGGTGTCTTCGGCAATAGCAGGGGCAAGCGGCGAGTCTGCGATTATCAGGCCGCCGGTGTAGGTCTTGCCGCCGCGCCGGCCGATAGGGGCTACACAGCGCGTTTGGTCGCGCCAGAGATTAACGTCCAGCATTAAGTCCTGATAGTCATGCGGGTCCGCACCGAACAGGATTTTTACGCGCTGTGAACGAGGAAGCTTTCGCAGATTTCTAAGGAAGTCCGCCGCGTCCTGACTGTGGGGGTCTAATTGTATGTCGTCGCCACGCTGTTCGTGTATGCGTTCGACTACTTGCGTTGAAGAGGGTAGCTGTTCTTTAGTAACCATACTCGAAACCGATTATCCCGATTTGTTCTCGTCGCCTTCGTCGCCTTCGTCCGCTACGTCGAAATCAGCAAACTCCAGGTCTATGATGTCGCCTTCGCCTTCGCCGCTTTCGTCCCAAATCTCACCGACGGATTTGCCCTTTAGCGCGTCTGCCTTCTTCGTTTCGGGGTCTTGTAGCATACCCAGGTCTTTCATGCGTTTAATGACGCTTTCGTTTTGTTTGCGAACGCTTTCTAACAGGATGTTGGGCACGTCGTCTACGAACAGGGTGCCTTCTTCCAGGCGTTCTTCGCGTTGGACCCAGGTCTCTTTTTTCAGATAGCGGTAGGCGGCGGGAATTTGCTCTAAGTCGATAGCGATATTCCGCAGGACTTCGCGGCTAAACATATCCGGTTCTCGTCCGTGAATCCGTTCGTAGCGTTCCGCTAAGTCGTTCTGCATTGCCTCGATAAACTCCATGTCGATACCCTCGAAGTTCTGCATGTACTTCTCACGGTCGGCATATAGGCCGTGACGGGTCGCGCGTTGGTTTCCCTCGGGTGCCCCGCCTTTCGACGCTTCCGGCATATGCTCCGCGTGAGCGGCACACAAATCGTTCTCACTGTCGGGGTTGGGTAGATTCTCACAAAAACCGTCTTGGGTGTCTAAGTCATATCCACAGCGTCCGTCTACGGGTTCGGAAGAGGGCATACCTACTTTTATACCCACTTTGATACTAAAACAAAAGCCGCAAACGCCGCCGCGATTTCACATATTCAGCCACGCTTTGGGGTGCCGTTCGCGCGCGTGGTCGTTGCGCTCTTTGACCATTTCCGGTATGGTTCGCGCGTTGAAACTGTCGCCACAGCGCCCGCAGGTCCATAAGTGTACTCCAGGTTCGTCGGTGACGGCGGGGCCGTTCATGCGATTTCAACCTCATTGAGGCCGTCATTGACCCATTCACGGAAATCAAACGGCTGTTCACAGCGCGGACAGCGGTAGGAAATAGCCCGGTTGACCCGGGGGCTTTCCGAATCTTCTAATTTCACCGAATCGTCTACGACTACTTCTAAGCGCCCGCACGAGGACACCGAAAACGAACAGTCAGGTGACGGGCAACTGTCGGAAACGTTCTCGACTGTGGCATGACACGACGCACACAAAGCTTTTAGGTTCGCATAAAAGTGGCTGTCGTCTTCGCTCTCGAAATACTTTCTGGGTATCCTATGATGGACGTGTAACCGGCCAACCAACGCGGACGGGTTATTACAGCGCCGGCATTTCCATCCTGAGTCTTCCAGTTCTTGCGACCGTTCGTATTCCCACCCTTTCGGCTCAGGGTGTAGGCCGTGTTCGGAAAAACAGTGGCCCCTCATTCGCTGTTCGGAAGGAAATTCTTCGTGACAGACTCGACACGTCGTATTCAGGCCGCCGGTGCCGTTCTCAGGGTCCGGTAGGTCCATACACCAAATTTAGAATAGCCAGGTAAGAAAGCTTTGCCCCAAATCCCAGGCGAAGAACCCGGCCATTGCGACTATAATCCCGAGTATGAGGTATGCTATAAACGCCTCAATCAGGTTAACGAGGTCGCGGTTCGGGTCCGACAGTTCTTTTTTCCAGGTGCCGTATTTCGGCTTTGCCTCTTCGACCCCCATGAGTAAGCCCCCGAGGCAAACCACCCCGAGGACCATTAGGAATACTCCGAACAGTAGCGATACTACGACTTTCGCCGCCTCGATTGCTTCTATCATTGCATCTTACGCTACCGAGGCGGATTGTATTATCAGTTTCGGTCAGTCGCGAAATCATGAAACGAGCCGAGGAAGCCCGACCCGGAATCAAAGGCCACTTTCCCCGGGCGGCCGCCGGAAATGTCCTTAACCTTCGGCCGCAGGCGTTTCTATCGCGCCACGCCGCTAAAAATGTTTCGGCTTTCGCTATCCTGTGTGAATAGACGCGAGAACCAAACGTTTCGTCGGTGCGGTGCCCAACGTATGGCCCCACGCCACGGAACCGCAGGGCGCACCGGCTACGCTCGCGTCGTAAGTAACCTAACTGGTATTTCACGATAAGAACCTTCGCGGGCGTCGCGCCCGCGGCTGCTATTCTACTTCGAACCGCACGTTTCCGTTCGGGTCCATCGTCGCATTGCACCGCACGGCGCTGCTATCGTCGCTGGCTAACCCCATGATTGCGTCCCACAAGGGAGCGCAATTGAACATCTTACACACCTGATTTGCGTTCGAGTCAAACAGGGACCGATAATCCGGGTTGGTATCCATGCCCTCGGTGGGTTGGTCCACCGGAGACAGTTCGAATACCGCGGCGTCAGGGTCTCCCGAGATTATCACCCCCTCGGGTTCGAGCGGTTCCCAAGCCCTCACGACGCCGGCACTAATATACAGGCGTCCGTCGGGCGAGGACATAGCTGTTACAAACATTTCGTGCCCCTCGCGTCCGTCTCTCTCGTCGCGTTCGAATCGAGTTTTGATACTCATAGTTATTTTCAGATTTGCGGGCGACTAAAACGTTTCGTCCGTAGCTGTCAGTCGCCGCCGGGGTCAACCTCGCGAAGCCGGGTCGCCAAGGCTTCGAGCTGTTCCTGTTTATCGGCGACCGCCCACCCCTCGCCCATATGCTCCAGCAGGTCCGCCGCGGACTCGACAGCCTCGGAATCCGAAAGGTCACTCCATATTTCCTCACCCTCGGGTTCGCCGTCGGGTTCGCCGCCGTCAGTAGCCAGCGGCCCGTTTCCGATAATGTCCTCGCCGGTGGCCTCACCGTTGGGGCCGAACGCGCCGTAGTATTCGTCCATCGTTTCCATGCGGTCCCGGTGCGCCGAGTGGAACGTATAGCCGTTATCTTTCACGTCAACGACTAAAGCATCGTCCCCCCCGGACGGTCGTAGCGCACGCCCGATAGTCTGTAAGGTTTCGACCGACGATTTGCCGCCGTGCGCCAAGATAATCGCGTTCACTTCGGGTAGGTCCACGCCCTCCTTTAGCAGCGTGCTTGCCACTACGTCGATTTCGCCGTCGGAAAAGGCCTCCAGGTCCTCGTCCCGGTCGGACGATTCGGAGTGAATCGCCTTTGCGTCCGCCCCCGCCTCGCGGGCGTATTCCGCAATGTGTCGCGCGGGGTCAATCCACCGCGTGTTAACGATAACCTGACGACCGGTTTCGGCTATTTCCGCGGCGCGCTTGCCGATAGCGCGGTTTCGCTCTTCGCTTTCGGCAATGCACCGCTTGTAAGCCGTTTGATAGTGTTCCTGATTATCGCGCTCGGGGCCGTCGTGTTCGAGGGTTTCGAAGACGGGGCGCGCGAGGAAGCCCTGACGAACAGCCTCTTCGGGACTCAGGTGGTAGACCCGTTCTCCGGTCGTACCCTCTATCCACAGCTTTTCGGCTTCAACACGTCGCCAGTCAGTGGCGGTGAGGCCGATTCGCCAGTGAGAAGGAAAGAGCTTGCCGACCGCGTGAAACGTTTCCGCCGCAGTGGTCCGGTGGGCTTCGTCGTAAATCGAAACGCCGTAGCTTGCCGGGTCGATTGCTTCGTTCTCATCGTCCGGGCCGCCCTCCAGCCCGCGGGACGTGAGGCTTTGCATGATAGCAACCGTCACGGGTCCTTCGCTCCATTCATCGTCGCCGATAACCCCAGGCGCGACACCCAGAACGTCTTCGATAGTCTCCGCCCACTGGTATAGCAGTTCTTTCGTGTGGACGAAGATGATAGCCCGACGACCGAGACGTTCGATAAGCCGAAGCGCCGCGACTGATTTCCCGGTGCCGGTGGGTAGGCTAATCACACCCTGTTCGTCTTCGCGCGCCGCAGTCACGGCCTCGTTCTGGTAGTACCGAAGGCTGTGTTCGAAGTTCCACGACAGTTCGGAGGACACGTCCGCACCCTTCGCGCCGTCTTCGGGGCCGGCGAATTCGACCGTGAACCCTTCGGCGTCCAGGTGCTCCGCCGCGCGTTCGGTTAGCCCAAGCGGGCCGCTACCGTTGCTATAGATGTACTTTACCGGGCGCGCCGAAGGGTCAAAATCGGCGTCAGGATTCTCGTAACTAAACGCTTGTTTTAGCAGCGTTTCGGCGTCAGTTCGGACACCGTAATGGTCCGCTTGCACACGGAAGCAATTGCGTTCGGGGTCGCGTTCGAGGGTAACGGTGCCTTGTCCGTTCGCGTCCCACCCCTTGTACTCAGGGGGAATGACCGTGTTTAGCGCGCGTTCCACGGCGTCAAAACTTTCTTCCGTCATTGCGACAGCCCACGCAAACTCATCTATTTCGGGGAAATCGTCGTCGTATGCGGGCTGATATTGGACCGTTCCCCAGTGGGTGCTTTTTATAGCTTCCCGCGGCGCTTGTTCAATAGCAAGCTTTTCGACTGTCTCGCCGTCGTCGTCAACCTCGATTCGAGCGTAGGTGTATTCGGACATTTTCGCTTTCCTCATTTACACCCACTATCGGGAGAAGTATAAACCCTTCGGCTTCGGTGTGTAGTGACTGCGCAGGGGACAGACGAGTAAAAAAGAAACCGAGACCGTTCCGTGTTAGGCCGGAACCGCGGCTTTCGGTTCCTGTTCCTGTTCCGTTTCCGTTTCTTCCGGCGGCGAACGCCTTTGAAGTGGCGTGATTATCTCCTTTCCACACACTTCGCAGGTAGCGAAGGCTTCCACTATCGAACCGTTTTGCTCGAATCGGTCGTATTCTCCGCCTTTCGGGTAGTGTTCGTGGTCCAGTGTTGACTTCGCTTTTTTCAGGTAATCGCTTACCGACTGTTCTAAGTGGCGGTGGGTCTCCGGGCCGTAGTAGTTCGCCACAGCAGCGCCTAACTCGGTAAGCCGGGCCGTGTGTTCGCCGCTGTTGTGGTCTTCGGGGTCGTTTATCCAACCATGTTCCACGAGGCGGCGCACGCGGTCGGCTTTATACAGCGTAACCTCGTCGCCTACTTCCAGTTCGGCCTGGACGGCTATACTTCCGTCGCCTTTTTGCCCTCTATTCGCGACCAACGCGAATACGTCAGGCATGGTTTGGTAGTTCGCCATGCAAAACGCGGTAGGCACGAAAGGAAAATAAACTAAATGGTTTCCCATGCACCTTTGACTAACGCGAATATTTACTTTTCTACGCAAAAACTACATTATTTTAACTACGCTGCACGTCAATAAGCGCCGAATCTATGTTCTCTGCCGTCTTCGGTCCTACACCGTCCACTTCTTGTAGTTCGTCTTTGGTAGCGTTGAAGACACCGCGGGCAGTTACGAACCGCCGGAGTAACGTTCGCGCCGTTTTCGGCCCGACATTTGGCAAGCCCTCGATTAGGTGTTGCGGACGGTCGGCTTCCGGCACCGAGGGCGACGACCGAACGCTGTGCGCTTTCGCGTCAGACGAGGACATTTCGGCCATTTTTGCCACAGCATACGCGGTTTCGTCTTTATCGAGGGCGTGATAGTGACGAATACCCATTTTGTGTATCGCCGCTTTCGCCCCAAAGACTGCATTATCACTCGTCCCTCGCAGATTCCGACTGTCCCACGCCCCTTCAAGTAGCAGAACGGGAACGAGACCCAGTTCTTCGGCCGCCGCGTCTAACGCGCGTACCTGGGTCCAAATATCTACGTCATGACTCGTAAGGCGACCAACGAAATCGGAGTATCGCTTTCGTTCTACCAGATACGTACCCGTCAGGAAGTCGCCGGCCCCAAGGTTATCGGTAGTGTAATCGATTTCTCGGTCCATAGCCGCGTCCTTAGACAGTTTTTTCACGTCCGGGGGTTCTCGGGTATCCACAACCAAACGCCCGTTAGCCGGCGGCGAAGACGACGGTTCCTCACCTAAGCTATTCATTGTTTTGTCTCCGCCCCTGCGTTCGAACCGTCTCCGGGAGACCACGACGCCGGAATGTCGGTCGCTTCCAACAGTTCGTCACCGTAAAAGCCCACAAGATAGCCCCGGACAGCGCAAAGCCGCCCGTAGCGTTCTTCTCCGTCCAACTCGTCCCATTCCCGCAGTAGGTTCCCCAACACGTCGAACGCGATAGCAATGCCGGCGTCTTCTTCCATTATGCCTCACCCCAACACTCGACGCCCTCGCTTTCGCTGTGTTGACCTTCGTTCTCGGTTTTCGGAAACAGGCCGAATGTCGATACGCGGCGAAAGTTTTCGCTATCTGCGGGTTCGATTCCCATACCCCCAGAAAGCAATGCCACACACTTATCAGTTTCGCCGCGGGTCGCGCCTATACTGCTAACTTATTCGACCGCGTAACCTCTTTGCTCGTCTTTTTGTCTAACAGCGTTGATTCTTTCGCAGTACAAACCTCACAGTGGTAATGTTGCTTTTCCGGCCGCCAAATAGGCGTTACGCTTCCACAATGCACACACGCATAGCGCCACGGTTCGCTTCGAGGCATACACCGGATTTCAGGCCCGGAGTAAAAACACTGTCGCTCGCCGACCGTTAGATGAAAGCACCTAAGCCGGCCTGTTCCGTTCCCGACGGGTCCAAATTGATTTGCCTGATAGCTTTCTCCATGTAATTACCCCATACGTAGCGCCGCTTTCCGGGGGTCCACGAAAAGCTTTCTCCGGTCGTAACGTCGCCTACGTCCTCGCCATGAACAGCCCCGCCTTCGGGGTCTACCTTTCGAAACGCGAGACCCCGGCGGATTATCTCAGGGTGCAGCGTCTTTTCGCGTTCTTTGCCGTATTTCACGTAACTAACACTATCACCCCGACCGAGTTTAACGCCTGTAATTGCGCCCGCCTCGATAGCCAAGTTATACATTTCTGCGGCGCGTTTCGAGGCGGTGTTACCCTTGTAAACGTCACACTCGCAGTCGGCTTCGGAAGCGTCACCGGCACTACACCCACAGCTTAGGCGCTTTCCGAGCGAACTGTGTTTTACTATTTTCTCATCTTTCGCCCCGGAAAAGAACGCGTGTTTATACGCTTTGATTATCATTCCCGTAGGCTCGTCCGCCAGTAGTGCGTCAACGAGTGACTTCTGTAATTCGGCCGCCGCGTCCATCGTATCCGACTTTTTGCACTTTAGTCCTACTATTTTGTTTTCATCCTGCGGGTTCCCGTCCTCGCGAACGATATGGGCGGCATACGCTTTCTTCTTGTCCGTTTGTACGAATTTTCGCGCTACATAATCCACGTCTAATTCCAGGTGCGAAGCGTCCGCGTTCATTTCCTCTCGAACCAAGTCCTGAATGTGGGTTGTTAGCTTCTCGGTGACGGCCTTACACCGGTCTTCGATAGCTTCCGGGTCCGCGTCGGGGTCGTCTTCGTCTAACTCGATAAACACACTATCCGTGTCACCGCCGACCACGCGGCTTACGTCCTCCAGGTCGTCGGAGACAAAACGTTCACATTCGCGAATCAGGAATTGCCCCGTCTCGGTAATGTGTTCGCTCATACCCGGAAGGTAGTAGCGGTGTAGTGGCGAGGCAATCACCCCATACATACTGTTTTTGACCGTCTTTAGCCCCTCATACATCGTTGCATAGACTTCGTGTTCGGGCGTTCCCGGTGTCGAGTCGTTTCGCTTCGCCTTGTACTCATCCGCGAGGGTGCTAATCTTTCTCGTCGCTGTCGATAGAACGCCTTCTTCGCCGCCGTCCGCCGCCGGTTGCTTGAACCCGCCGCGCGCGCGGTCCCCCGCGTCAAACACCTGATTGACCCCATGAATCATACCGTCTACGTCTTCGGGCGTCATATCGCCTTGTTTCGGTATCCAGGTATTTTCTCCGATATTAAGCGCCTGAATGATAGACGGATACATACTCGAAAAGTCTGCTACGAACACCCACGAATGAGTACCCGGCGTCGGCTCGAAAACGTAGCCACCCGGGAATTCGCCGGTCTCTTTGTACCGTCCGCGGTCGCCGAAGACGAATCCCTGACGCTTTGCTTCGCGAAGAATGACCGAATCACACGGCTTGCCTACTGCTACGCGCGGATAGCCGCCGCTGTCGTAGGTAATCGACGCCATGCGTGAAAACCCCTGGCGGCACAGCCGCGCGGTCGTCTCGACAAGGCTAAACTTCTCCGCTATCTTCCGCGTCAGAACCGCGTCATGGAGATTGTATTCCCTGAGCCGCGGGTTCCCTTCGTCCGCCCACTGACGAAGATTTTTGTAACTTTCGTCTTCGTCCATGTCTTTCGAGTCGTCTACTTCGTTTTCTGCCACAGCGTCCAGCGCGTAGCTTTCTTGCTTTTTCCGCTTGAATGAACGATAGAGACCCATGCCGTCAAAATGGATAATGTCGAACCCAGGCCAACTGTGCCCATACCCCGCGTTCTCCATGCGATTTTTCAGGTACGGAAGGTCGAAACTTTCGCTGTTCCATCCGACGAGAACGAAGTAATCGGCAAGAAGGCCGTGGTCCGGTTCGGCCATTCGGTCGTCGTGGGTCGTAGGGTCACCTACAAGACCGTCAAAGATTTCTCTCTCGGTTCCACTCAGGAAAAATTCGTTCCCTTCGCCGTCTACGGCTGCTACCGAAAGCACGTCCGCAGTAGCGTCTTCCGGTTCGGGGAACCCGCCCGAAGGGTCAACTTCAATGTCGAAATACAGCACGTCCGAAGGGTCCGGTACATTCAGTTGATAGCCTTCGTCTATCAGGACGCGACGACCGTAGGGCACGTCGGCTTGATAGGTAAGCGGCGGCTCTTCTGTTTTCTCCAGCTTTTCTTCCGCATTTTTCTCGGCTTCGTTCTTCGCTTCGGTCGTGGTTTCGGAATTGAGGTACGCGCGGCCTGGGGGAAGGTTGGTAGAATTCGAGTCGCGGTCGTCTGCGGTCCTTTCGGCGTCGATATATTCGTCAGAGACCATTGCCTCGGGAAGCCACTTCGAGGCGTCACCGGCTTCTATATCCTCGCTTACGCGCCGCGCGGCTTCGCGGTCGTCTCGAATAGCATCCATAGCGCGCCGAATCGCGCCTATGTCTCCGGGCTGTTCGGCGGTCAACCGAACGTAACCGTCCGGGGTCTCGTCGCGAACTTCGGTGTCGTAGCTACCTTTCGATACGTGAAAGCTATTAAACGCGTTCGAACCCCAGGGTATTTCTCCGAAAGCGCCGCGTTCTATCAGGCAATAAGGTGCGAACGGTGCATCCATGCGGTTCCGCGTCTTCTCGCCGTTCTCGTCTTTACACAGAAACTCGATATACAGCGGGTCCGAATCTACGCTATCGAGACCGTATTGCAGGTCGTAGTATTCCATACACCCCCGGAATACCCGGCGAGTCAAAACACTTACGCCGCTTACGCCGGGTCAATCGGCACTTCTATCGGGGGGTTTTCGTCCGCAGGGTCCGCAGAACCGACATATTCTCGCATTTTCCGCATTTGCGTCCGTATCGTCACTGTGCTAACCCCGCCCACTTCCGCCGATTCCGACTGTGTAAGGTGGTCGTCTTTCTTGCTCCGAAGCGCCGACATGTAGACCGCCGCCGCCGCGAACCCGGCCGGATTCTTCGACGCCCATTCTTTCTGCGGAATCGATTTCAAAATATTTCGCGCGGTTCGGCGTTCGCCCTCGTCCAGGTCGGCTTCGGAGCCGAACCTATCCACATAGGCTAACGGCGTAGGCGGGGCAAGCGGAAGCCGCATTTCCCGATTGATAACCTTGAACATGTGTTTCGTCTTTTCAGCCCCAACGCGGCACACTTCCCCGACTTCTTCGAACGTCCGCGGATACGTGTTAATTCGACACGTCGTATAGATACAGGCCGAAACCACAGCCTCGATAGTTCGCCCGGTCATTTCTAAATCGTTATATACCGTATCAAATAACGAGTGTGCCTGTTCGGCAATGGATTTCGGAAGCCCCAGGGCCGAACACATGCGGCGCATTTCGCCGTAGGCCGTGTGTTGGGCGCGCTTGTATTCCGACGATTCGGCCCACCGCTGTTTGGTCCGCATACGCGAAAACCGCGCGCGCTGTTCGCTTCGCGCTTCGTTAACGTTAAACGTGGTATAGTGCCCCCGGTTCAAGTGCGTTCGGTTCGTCACCGGTCCCGTTCGCCGCCGCACCTGACGGTCCTCTTCGTCAAAGCTTCGCCACTCGGGGCCATAGTCTACGTCCGGGCCGTCTTCGGGAATGAAGCCACACTGTTCGCAGAACGCTTCGGGTTCCCCTGACGGTTGCCTAATAGTACCGCCCTCACATTCAGGACACGTCTTAACCATAGGTATATTTTTCAGTAGACGAGAAAGCATTAAAAAGTTTCCGATAGCTTTTTACTTTTCGGAATAATACCCCCTCATATGAATCGAGAACAACCGCGCGAATGTCCATTTTGTGGAAGCGACGAACTGGGGCACTATGAAAACAAAAAGCATAGCTGCCGGCGCTGTGGCAAAGTGTGGGAAAGCGAAGACGAATCCAAATACCGAAGTGGACGCGGCGAAGAAACCCTAATCTTAGGCGACGCCGCCGAGATTATAACCGAACGCGAAGCGCAAAACGGGCCGCCAGAACAATCGATGAAAACCGTCGTAGATATGTGGAACGCGTACCTCGGACCCGACTACCCGGAGTTAACCTATGCCCAAGGCGCTATGCTACTTGGTATCATGAAAGACGCGCGTAGCCGGCATGGAGATAACAACTTAGACGACTATCGAGACGGTGCGGGCTATCGAGAACTGGCGGCGCGCGTTCGAGAAAGCGAAACCGAGAGCGACACCGGAAGTGAAAAATGACCGTGCGAAGGTTCTGCATGAAAATGGCTATCGGCGCTATCTTGGGGCTACCGATTCAGCTTTACTTTATTGTGAACGATATAACAGTCGGCCCGTCGTTCGTCTACTGGACAGTGTTAGGACTAACTTTTATCTTTCTTTCAGCACTCGAACAAGGAAGCTAACCGTCGTCTTCGTTCTCGTGGTCTATTTCTGACTTAACGCTGTTCCACTGTTCGCGCGACAGCGTTTCGTATTCAGAACTTACGCTATAATTTCTCGGGTCCTCTTTCGGGTCTCCTTCTTCCAAAAAGTGGGAACGAGAAACCGAAATCCCTCGGTCCATAACGTCTATTCCGTGGTTCCGGTAAACAGTCTTCGCATGTCTCTCAATGAGAAACCGGGGAAGTTTCCCGTCACACCCGACTAAGTGGGCCGTCTTTTCCTTTCCTACTGGATTGTAGTGAACCGTTTCTACAACAGTAATAGATGCAAAAGGATTATCCTCGCGATTTTTGATGAATTCGCGGCGGTCGCGGTCGCCCATACTGTCGGTCATTCCTCACCCCACTGCTGGCCGCCGACCTTCTTACACTCGTCCACAAAGGAACAAAAACGTTCGCAGGTCCCCTGGTCGTGTAGTGGGTCCGCCGCCGGAATAACGTCGTCGCCGCGGTTGTAATAGTGGGTGTAAGCGCGACTCATTGCTTCGGACCACACGCCCTCACTCCGCTCGACGCGGTAATTTCGCTCATTCCACTCGTTGCGAGTCATATACGTCAGTCTCCCTTCGGCATTGAACGCCCGCATGTAAACCGCCAGTTGGTACCGGTGTTTCGGCTTGAACCCCCGCTTATTGAACTTGTCTAACGATTCCAGGTCTTTCGTCGTTTTCGTTTCCACGACCAAATCTATACAATCATCGTACTCGCTCCATGACTGCGCTTCTTCAAGCGTTGGGTACCCCTCGGTCGCTTCGTCGTAACTCGACTTAGCAGTACGGGTACCGTCCGGTAGCAGGCAGACGTGTCCCCGCCCCGGTGCATCGACGCTAAAAACCGTCCAGTCGCTTTCTCCGACGATTTTCAGCACGCCCTCGGGTGCGGACGGTGCGGGAAGGAAAAGCGTGCAACCTACGTCCTGACGGACCCGCTTATCCCCGTAGCGTTCGCGTAGCGGGCCGCCATACAGGTCCTCGTGTGCGTCGCCCAAGGTAAAGTACGGCGAGGCTTCCGGGGCCGGCGGGTTTTGGTATTTCCACAGCGCGCGGCGCTGGCATTTCGCGACCCCCGAAGCGTGTACCTCATCCGAAATGCCTTCGTGACGCCCGGGGTCGTACCGAGTTACGTGTTCGGCTTCCAGGTAGGCCGGAATTAGCGGGTCAACTTCTTCTAACGCCAAATCCCACGATTCTAACGACATGAAAATACACAGCGGGCGGGGGGATAAAACACTTCCGCTTAGGAGGTTTTATTTTAGATAATCGCGGCACACTCTAACAGGAAAACTATGGTAGATTTTGTCGAACAGAGCGACACCCTGAATGTGGTTCAATTGACGCGCGCCTACCGGAAGGGCAACCTCACCGGAATCGAGTTTATCGAGGCCATTCAGCAAAGCTATCGCTACCACGAAGAAATAGAGCTAATCACGAACCCAGAACGGTACACCATTCATGTCTCGTACAATCCCGAGACCCCGATTAATCTACACGGGCACCTGAAACGGGCCGGATGGAAATCTGACGGCGTTCGGGTCGAAAATCTACAAAGCGCCGAAGAGCCAGAACGAACGCGACAGCGCCGAAACGCTACCTACAAGCTTCAACCGAAGAACAATCAGCAACGCGTCGGTCCTCTTACTCGGTAATTTTACGACACCGAAAGCGCCGTCAGGCCCGCGAGAACCTGGAGAACCAAAATCGCGATTCGGACGATAAACAGTGTAAGGCCGATTCTAACGATAAACGCCACTCCAGTAGCGGCAAGCATGTACCCCGCCGCGGTCCATGCCAGAAGAGCCAAAGCAACGAACGCCGCCGCGATTACTAACAGCCCGATACCCATTTGTGCTATCGCTTTCTTTTTCGTAGCCATACGTCGCACTAAACACGGCCCGCCACATAAGCCTTCCGCCCGGGGTTTATGTCTTTACGAACACTACGCTTACTTACATGGGCCAAAAACTGCGTGACACCCCGGAATTTCAACGGGGAGAAAACACCGAAACCCTCATCGAAAACGCCCTCAAAAGTCATGGGTGGGCTGTTCTTCCCGTTCGCAAGTGGAACCGCGAAGGGCCGCCGGTCCTCGAAACCGACACCGGAACTGTGGTTCTCCCCGACATTCTCGCTTCCAGGTCCGGTGAAAGCGTCTATGTAGAAGTGAAACACAAAACCGAACCCGCCTACTACCGGAAGAAAAACCAATACCGCCACGGTATCCCCACGCGGTTGCTACATGAATACCGGACTATAGAACGTGTAACGGGTGTGCCCGTCTACATGCTTATCTACGAAGCGAACACGGGCTATGTACTCGGTGGTCGAACACGAAGGGGACTACACGACAGCTTAGTGACCGTGCAAACCAAAGCGGGTGCCGGTCGCGGCGGAAACGAAAACGAGAAACTGGCGTTCTTCAAACGCGAGGACCTGGTTCACTATGGAACCGAACATCCGACCCGAGACGAAGTGTTCTTTGACCCCGGATTCTTCGACTAACCGAACAGCAGCGCAGGAATTTTCTCGGCTTCGGCCGCCTCGATTTTTTCGCGGTGGTCCTCAATCGTGTTCTCCCCCCGCAAAGTCGCTTGCGTAATTTCGTTGGTCCGCTCGATGATTGCCAACGCTTCTCTTGCGTCGTCTGCATAGCGCGCCATGCGAATCGCCGCCGGGCGAGGGTCGGGGTCCGGGTCAAACGGAACATCGTCAGGCGCTTCGTTCGGGTGGTAGAACGACGGGTCCAGCGACTCGTCAAACTCCCCGTCCGCCGCGCGTTCGGCCAAGGAAGTTTCGCGCCCCAGGTTCGTATCCGCGCCCGCGTTCGCGTACTCGCCGCCGCCGGTGCCACCTTCGGTCGCGTCTTCGTTTGCCATAGCTAACGGTCGGCAGGCTTTCCCACTTATACTTGATGCAAAAAAGTAAATAGCGAAACGCCTGCGGAGTTACGGTTCCGAATTGATAGCGCCGCGAATTCGGGTCGCTTTAATCGCGGACATCATAAGCGCATAATACCACTGGTCGAACCCTTCCGGCCGCTGGCCTTCGGGAATTTCATCAAGGGCCAGGATAGCCGCGTCAATGTGAGCCGCCACTACGTCCGCCGGATGAAAGCCCGCGGTCCACACCGTAGTAGTTGACTCGTCACGGTCCCGTTCGATTAGGTTTCTCGGGTCCACAGTTCCGGGAACCTCCGCGTACTCGGTCGTGTCCGTCCGAATAACGTCCAAGTCCGCAGTCGCGCTTTCTCTCGGTTCTGGCTTCGGTTCTGCCTCGGTCGTGTCCGCGTCTGTTTGTGTTTCTGACATAGTTGCGTTGTGTGTCGTTTTCGTAGCCAATAAAAACGGGTCTCGGGTTCGCTACTCGTCTTCGCCTTCCGGTCGCGCGTGTACCTTCTCGTCTTCGTTCCAAAGATGCACGTCCGCGACTTCAATCACGGTTTCGGTGTCGTGTTCCGAACCCACAGTTTGCTTTAGGAAGTGGTCTAACTCGTCAACCGTACACTCCATGTCGTCGGAGATTTGTTTGACGTAGGTCCACGCGGCTTCGCGAACCCCCTCGGGTACGTCGGGACCCTCGTCGGCTTCGTCCTGCGTGAAACCGCTAAGGTCATCTTCTACGGTGTCAGGACCACCGCCGCCCATACCCGAGTCTGCGCTTTTGCCCGCCGGCTTTGCGGCCTGCATACCGCCGTCGGTAGCAGCCTCGCCGCCCTGCGAGGGCTGTCCCTTCGGGTTTCCGTTCTCGTCATAGAAAACCCGGTCGTCGCCCGTCTCGCCGCTATACGCGGCTTGGGCTTCGTTAAGGGTATCCTCGAAGTCCTGGCCGGCGTACTGTTCGGGCGACATTTGCGAGAAGGTGTATAGGTACTGTGCGTTATCCGCACCGTCAGGAAGGTGATAGCCGCCGCACTCGACTACCACAGCGTCACCCACGGAAACGTTCTCCAGTTCGTTTAGAAGACGCGCGTGCGTGGGAAGATTGACAGCCATACCGGCTTCGGGGCTTGCCTCGATTTCGCGCCCCTCATCATCCTGGGTAGAGAACGGGTCCGTGAATCCTTCGGCGACTGCGATAGTCACGACCGGAACGTCGGTCTCGTCACCTTGTACTTCTTCGTACTCGTAACCGGAGACCATGCGCCCGCCCATAACCACGCCGCCTACCTGTTCTTCGTCGTTCCGCGACGGCCTCCACCAATAGGTGAAACCGCCCCCGCCGCTGCTGTTCGTATCCGTTTGCGACTCTTCCGGCGTATCGCTTAGGTCGTAGTCGGCCATAGTTTGTTACCTCGGTTTGCCGCAGGTGCGTGTACGAAAGACCGACAAAAAAGACTTTCGGTGCGCTGTCGCCCTTGTCGCCCTCAATAATCCGGGTCCTCCGAACAGTGGATACACTCATAAAGCGTCCCTGAAACGCTAAAAAGCCGAAAATAATCCGAAGTTACTCGGGACCCGCACGAAGAACACAAAAACTTCGGCGCTTGTTCTTCGCGACCGTCTCGTCTTCGCGACGACCAAATTCCCATACGAACCAGTACACCGAGAGGTATTTAAAAATCTTCGGCGCTTGAAATTCAAGAAGCCACGCACCCGTCTCCTTCGGTTCTTATTATAGAATACCCTAACGGGGCTGCCGGAACTTTACCGGCGAAAAAGCCGGAAGAACGTTCTCAGGCCTTTGGCGCGCCTAAAACTTCGGCGGGACTTTGGTCTCTAACTCGATTTTTCGCCCTCGAAAATTACATTAGCGCCGCGACTCGCCCGCAAAATGTCGAGTAACCACTACGAAGCCGGGTTCGGCCTGGAGATGTATCTACCTGCCGCCGCCTCACATTCGTTGCATATGCTTCTCGTCGGGCGGTGTCGGCGGCGGCCTCGTTTCCGGTTCTGGTTGGTCGTCTGCCACGTCGATAGTCTCGTGAACTTCCGCGGGTGTTTTCCGTTCGTTGACTCGGGTACCGCCTTCGGCGTGGGTTTCCTCGATAGCAGCGTCAGGCGCGATTTTCGCCGTCATATAGCCCTCCATTTCCTCGGTCGCTTCGTCAACGTTTTCGACCGTTTCCACGTCGATTCCGAACGCTTCGAACATATCAAAGATAACTTCGGGGATATGCTTATCGGGAATAATGGTCGGCACCGTGCCGTCTTCTTCGTCTTCGTCTATGGCTGTCCCGGCGGGGTTTGCGACCTGGGTTCCGTCTTTTAGCGTCCGTCCGTTCGGGTCGCCGCTGTGGGGCACGTTCGACGCCCGAAGCGCCGCGTTTTGAGTCGCCCGGATTAGCTCACTGAATTTCATCGTCCACTCGCCGGTTTCCTCACCGAGGTACGATTGCCGCGGGGTCGCGAATTGAGCGGAGTGGACCGCGCCGAAGTCGTATTCTTGTAGGTCAACCCCTTCGGCGAATCGGCTGTTCGCGGGCATGGCAACGCTGTTCCGGTTGACTTGCTGGCTCTTTACGCCGTCCAGTGAATCGGTGCCTGGGGTATAGGTAGACGGGGTTTTTGACGCTAATTGTGCTGTCCTCGCCCCGGACCCGTCAAACAGCAGGCCGGCGTATTTCGGACGGTCGCCGTAGCCAGCGCCTTGTAGGTTTTCAATCGTCTTTCGGATGTCTCCGGTTTGCTGTTTCGGAGTGTCGCCGCCGCTGTATCGAATCACTCGCATACAGCGCGTGACGGGGGTAAATTCGCTATCATGCCGCATAGCCTCGGGTACCTCGCCGTGAATCAGTTCGTGTGCGTTCTGCATTGCCGGAAGGTCGTTGCCCGCGAACCAGAAATTACAATCGTCTGGCAAGTCCGCAAACACGCGGTCTACGTCTCCGACAAGGTAGATTGCTTTCTCGTTTCCGTTTCCGTAGTCATATACGCCGTCTAACTCGTTCGTTAGGTCCTCGTCGCGCCCTTCGCTGCTGTCGTGATAGAGTGCGTTAATCAGTTTCTCCGCGTGCCCGGGTGTGTAGTTTTTCAAGCGGGTGCGGGTTTCCTGAAAGTTCGCTTTCGGTTCGACTTCGCGCGCGCGTTCGCGAATCGTCTCGACAAGGCGGTCGAACGGGTCCGGGGTGTCTTCGTCCGCGTCTTCGTTACCCTCCAGGTCGTTCCATACGTCGAAATTCGTGCTTCGGGTTATCTCGTCTATGTCTAACAGCAAATCGGCGGCCTGTACCATATCATCGTGTACCGCGTCGGTTCGCTCTAAGTCCTCGATTTTGTCTTTGACTTTTTCCGCCGCCCCGAGAACTTTATCGCCGAGTCTGAGGAAGTGAGCGGAGTTATCTTCGGCGGGGCCGCCGCCGCGTTTCGCTTTGAAAACACACAGTTCTTCGGACAGCAGACGCGACAGAACGGCCTCTTCGGAGGTAATCAGCAGGTCGAAATCATGCGGGTCAACATCGTCTAACTTTTCGGGGGGGAGAACTACGAAGTCGCTTTCTTTCGCGCCTTCGATGTTAGCCTGATACTGGTTTTGGTCTTCGTCTATCTGTTCGGCGGCGTCCCACGGCGTAAGGGCTGTATCGTCGGGGTATTCGTCCGAAGCCGTGTTCACTTCCCACCGTTCTTTTGCTTTGGTTTTGCCCGCGACGTAAGCGGCCGCCAGGCCGAACTTGGCGGCTTTATCCCAGGTCGATTTGCCTTCTTGGTGTGACGGTAGGAGGTATCCTACACGGCCTTCGAAGCCTTGTTTGCGGGCTTCGTAGACGGCTTCAATCATATCGTAGGATTTGCCCGACCGCGCGATTCCCTGGAGGGTTTGGTTTTTGTAAACGTCTAATCCGTTTTGTTTAAAGGGTTTGCTGGCTACTACGTCGTCGGTTTCGATGTCTTCGGAGGGGTCAACTTCGTCGCGGTTCGGTTCGACGCCGTAGTAGTCGCGAACTGCGGCGAGGGCTTCGTTGAAGACGACGGCCTGGAGCCGCTTTTCGGGGTCGTCTTCGTCGTAGTCATGCGGGTCCGGGGGGTCGCGCCGGCTGTGCGGGTCCGTGTTGACGTGTTCGATTGCGACCCATACGAGCGCCTTGTAGGGAATTTCGGTACCGTTTACCGCATTAACTTCCACGCCGCGTTTCCATGCGTGAAACATAGCCTTGGGGTTGGCTATATAGTCGGAGGGGCCTGCGGAACTGGCGGCGGATTCGCCGCCGGTTGCGTGGGGCTTTCCGAGCAAAGCGCACCCGCTATCATCGTCGTACATTTCGCTGTCGAGTGCTAACAATTGTGCCGGCCCAAGGGCAACGTTATGCCGCCAGCAGGTGAGGGTACAAGTGTCCGGGTCGAATTGAGCGTTCTTTCCGGTGGTAGACCCGTGAATCGGATGAGCAAATTTCTCGCCGCTTACATCCACTCCGAGGTTCTGCATGATATGCCGCCCGGCTTTGTCGTCAAAGAAGTTGCTTGTGTCTTCGTCGGTTTCGTCGGGGTCGTAATTTTCGGCGTTGCCCCGCAGGCGTTCGTTGCGCTCTTCTTTGCGAACGCGGGCGATTCGCTCGTTTTCGGCAAACATATACAGCCACGAACGAGGCATTTGCCGCATATCGAAGTCTGCGGCCGGCCTGTTATTGGTTATCGTGTAGTAGCCAGCGCCGGGTCCATCGTACCCACCTTTCGGGTCCGGGCGGTGGGACCCCGGAATATACATGATTTTTTGATTTTGAGCGCCCCGAAAATCAGCAACCGTATTCGCGTCGCCCTTCATTTCGTCGGGCTTTTCTACGGTCTCGGGAACCTGGAGACTGTCGTGTGGGAAATTGGTGTCTTCGTCGGGAAGTGTGTAATACAGGTGGGTGCCGCCCGAACGGGACCGAATTCGGAAAGTGGGCTGAAAGTCTTCGCCGTTTCGCTCGCGAAAAACAGGCTCGTCTTCGTCTACGGCAAGCATCCGGTCGCCGGCCTGAAACATGTAGGCAATTGCCAGATATGCTTCGGGGTCCGTATTGCGAATTTTCTTCTCGACTTGCGAGGCCGTCGCGCGCCCGGACGGCTCATGCCAGTTTGGGAAATCAGAAGGTCCAAAGCTGATAACGTAGCGGCGGTCTTCGTCTTCGATTTCCTCGGTTTCCTTTGCGAATTCGTGAAACTCTTGGAACGCCGCAATCCGTTCTTCGCGAGTTTTCGTTTCCGGCATGGATTACTGATAGAAAGCACAAAAGAGAGCGTGATACTCCGCGAAACGAGTCGCATTTCGCGCGGGGGTGAAATCGGGCATAAACACCCTTTGAGTCCCCCGTGTTATAAGAGTTTCCTCCGCCGGATTATTCCCGGTCTTTTCTAATTGACTCGATTATTTTCGCCGGAATAAAGGCAAACGCCATGAATGGCTTGTGTTCGTTTGCCGCGACCGACGAAACGAACCCGAGCATAGTGACATACGTTACAAAAATGAGCGTTCCGACAGTTGTGTATAGCAGGGTAGACCCGTTAACAAGGTACGCGCCCCCAACGAGTAAGGTCCCGAAGCCGACTGAAAACAGCCCGGACATAGACAGAAAGGCTATGGTCGGGTTGTAGAAAATCGGGTCCTCGTTTTCGCGCGGCGTGAGAAAGAAGATGTTCGCTACCCACGAAAAAGCCACGCAGGACGTAATCACGCCGGCTTCGGCGGGAATCAGGTGCCCCGAGGCTACGCCCGCTACGGCCCCGAGGGCGGAGAGGACGCTAAAGACCACGATTAAGTTCGACCAAATGTAACTCTCGATTTCGACCGTTTGGTATTCTATCTTCATGCTACGTTATTCCTGTTTTCTTTCGTTTTCGTCTTTATTTTCTCTATTCCCATTGCGCTCTGTTTCCGGTAAATTAGTGGCCTTCGCGCCACGCCGCAACCCTTCGGAAATCAGCAGACTTCCGGCGAGAGCCGCTAATTCGCGGGTCCAATGGCTGGAGAGAGTGCCTATTCCCGCCAGTTCCACAAACGCGACGAAGACAAGAAAGGCCACTAAGGCAATCCCGATAGTTCTATTCGTCAGTTCGATAGCCATGCGGATGAGAGAAGATAGCGGCGCTTCCGCGGAAAGCTCTTCGCACGCCTTCTTTCGTCGCCTTTCGGGTTATTTATCTAAGTCTATGTAGCTAATTTCCGCTATGTCGCCGTCGCCTATCGAGAAACCGTATCCGAAGTAATCATCTGTAATGTTCTTCGGTGTGTTTCCATACGCGCGGCTATCCAAGTGTTTTCCGAGCGTATCGACTTCCCAGTGTCCGTTTGCTTTTTGATGTACGTGTATTTCAATATCGGTATTCGAGGGAACATCGACACTCGTTTCGTCTAATGTCGTGAATCCTTTGTTTGGTCCCTTTTGTCCCGTATTCATGCTGTTGATGTCCGGTTCGTATTCTAAGACGTTCCGGTAGCTTTCGTAGCTACGGGTTTCGATGTTCCAGTGAAAGTTGACTTCGTGGTAGCTTTCGGAGCCGATTCGCAACCCGACATACAGGTCAAAGGGCGGCGGGGGACAGTATTGGTCTAAGCCGTCTCCCGGAAGCGAGCCGCCGGTGTGGCGGCTTTCCGAACCGTCCACGTTATACCCTTCGAGGCGGTAGACTTTGCCGTCACGCGCCCAAGAGCGATTCTTAACGACCCACAGGTCCGACGACCCAGTTGCCCAAGGACCCGGCTTTTCCCCGTCCGAATATTCCGCCCAAGATTCGATTTCCGTGACAAGTTCGGAGCGAACCCCCATGAGGGTACCGTCCCCGAACTTGGTCCGTACCGACGTATCGATTTCGCCGCCGTCAGTGGTTAGTTTTATTGCGCCGCCGTCGTCAAGCGCGAGGTACGGTTTCGCTATTTCCGACTGACGGTAGACGTATACGCTTTCACCGCCGAACTGCATTGTGTAAATTGGGTCCGCCATTGTTTGTTATCGATTATCGTTCGACATACATTCCGACGTGTCCCGGGGGCACGGCGCTTGAAGAGGGGGAATTCGACCGTTCGGGTACGGGGGTCATTTCCTCGCCGTTAACGACCAATTGACCGTCTTCGCCGATTGCCCGCCAGTTCCACGAAATCGGGTCGTCGGCGTTTGAATTCGAGGGTGCGGACGCGCGAACGACATTTCCGCCGCCGCTATCGGGTCCGGGTGACCCGTTTGAGAACCCGAGTAAGCTGTGTCCCTCGCCACTAACCATAGACCGCCACGTATCGCCGTCATACCATGCGTTCCAGGTCCATACCACGCGCCCGTGCCCCCCCTGGAGGCTTAATAGAAAGTCTGAGGTGCCGGAAGCGTAGTGCATCCGTTCGCCTTCGGGGATTCCGGGCTGTTTGTTCGTGCTGTCCGAAGGTGCGAAGACGTAGTGGTTTCCAAGGAATCGGTCGGTTTCGTCGGTTCGCGCGAAGTTTCCGGGCTGTATGCCACCGAGGAAATTCGCGTCTTGGGCTTCGTCCACCGGGTTTCCGCCGCCTTCGTAGCGTTGGTTCTTTAGATTCAGGCTTCGGGTGAGAACGCGTCGGTTCGACGTAGCGGTAATACTCGAACTGTCTGTATTAACGTCCCACAGCGCCACTCGTGGGGCTTTGGCGTCCGACAGTACGAAGTTTTCGGCAATATCTACGATAATCCGGTCTGTTCGGGTCCGGTCCACGCCAAGGTACACCGTTTCGTCGTTTCTGTTTTCAGGAATCGTTACGTCATGCACATTGTTACCAGTTACGCTGTCGGTTGCGGACGTATCGTCTGACGCGAGGTAATGACCCGAGAAAGTAGCCTCGCCGGTAGCTATCGTCAGTGTGCGACCGTTGGTATTCGCGACTCCGAAGCCGCCAAGGGGGCCGTTCGCCAGTTCGTTATCAGCAGTAGCGAGAAAGTCCGTATCTGACGGAACAATCCACTCGCCGCCGGCTTTCGCTATCGCGGCGGCGATTCGAGTGCTATCGGCTTCTCTGCTGTTCGTGGCGTCACCGTGGCTTGGTTCCGTTCTGATAGTCATGAATTTATTTACACTCCTATTGAGAGACTAATGTTGACAATAAGGATATAGTCGTCGGTTTTCTTAATCGGGTTGTTTAGCGTAACGAAATTGTAAACGTCGTTCTTTGTCGAGTACGCCGCCATTTCCGTCAGTTCCGGCGTTGTTCCGTCGTCGTTGGGTTCGGGGTTGACTTCATATTCGTCTGCTAATTCGGACATATAAAAGGTATCGCCTTCGTTACTCGGGTCCTCGATAGAAATCCGGCCTACGGGCGACGAACAGCCCCCGGCCGCAGTCGGCGAGTTTCCGGTTCCGAATTCCAGCGCGTCGTATTCGTCCAACGCGGTTCGGTCGTTATTGAAGTTCAAGAGGGCCGCAATTTGGCTGTGTAAGGCGTCGGTCGTGGTGTTGGTTTCCCTCGTGGCGTCGGTCCACCGCCCGCCCTTAGCGAGCGAAATAGCGGCGTCTCGCCGGTCTTGTCCGCGTAGGCCCGCTACCGTGTACCGAGGTATCGTGTATAGGTCTACGTTCTCATAGATAGGAACTTTCGGTTCGAGTGTCTTTGTTTGCGGACAAGGCATTTAGGAAAGATAGGCGGGAACCGTGTTATAGGGTTTTGCGTAGCGCGCCGCGCGTTACGAAGACGTAAACAGGTCGAATACTCCGGCCGGCCCGGACTCGATACCCATATCAGTAGGGTTTCGTTTCCCCGAAAGTGGATTATTGTGCGGGACTACCGCGTAGGCCAGAGTCTCGATTGAGCGTAGCGTTAGTGGGTCCACGCGGCGGACGGATAGTTCGGTGAAATCCGTTTCGTGGGTCACTTCGATTCGAGTCCATCCGTTCGGCGTGTTGCCTGGGGTGCCCCCGAGGGTGGTTTCGGAATTGTCTAATTTGTAGCCTATTTCGTAGTAGTTCGAACTTGTATCTACGTCTACAAAGAAGTGGTTGGTTCTTCCGCCGTATGTCCCGTCACCGCCGCCGCGTTGCACATTGAAGGTAAAGCGTCTGTGTGTACCGGACCCGTCATTGAGGTAATGCCAGGCCATTTTTCTTCCGGGTGCCCCAATATCGAGGTCCGCGGTCGTGTGCAGCGTTTTGTTACTCGAATCGAACGAAGTAACGAGACCGTTTCCGTCGCCCATACCTACGCCGCTGGAGGGGGAGAAGTCTTCTTCGCCGCGGTAGACGTAGCCATTGCTTTCAATCGTTCCGCGGTCGAATTCGTCGCGCCAGTTTCCGGCCGACCGATAGACAGTGTAGTCGTACCCGAGACCTGAGCCGAAGCGAAAGCCGGCGTCTTCGCTGGCTGTGGTACTCAGGTTTTCGCTTTCGCTAATCGCGAGGCCGTCTAATTCGACGTTCGGGTACCGTTGGGCGCTTGTTTCTTTGTTTCGCGATTGTCGCACTTCGTCTAACTGTCGTTGGTGGTCGGATAGCGTGAGAAACAATCGGCGGTAAAACCGTTTCTTTTGGCGATTTTCTTTCATGGTTATACTATAGTCGTACTCCTTCAAAAGTAAGTGAGGTATCGAGGTTGGGACCGTTGTAATTTCTCTGCCGGTCAGTGACCACGTATTTTCCATCTACCATTAGATGCTCGTATCCTTCGATAGTGACGATTTCTCCGACATTTAGCCGGTGGGCACGCACGCTACGACAGTATTCCGGTTCGAATCGCTGTGTTGGGTAGCCCCAACGGGAAAGCGCCGCGTTGGCCGTGTCTCTGACGGCCTCGCCGGTCGCTAAGGCTTCGTTATCGATTCGTCCGTCTTTCCGCCGGTAGGTATCCACACTATCCGGTAGGGGCTTTTCTATTCCTACTGGTTTGGGAAAGAAAGCCCCGAACGCAGGTCCGGTTACGTTTCCGTTCGAGTCAGTTTTCGCGCCTACGTCGTAGCCTGCGGGGTCGCCCGGCGTATCGAGGATGAGCCAAATCTGACGGTCGGGTATGCTGTGTCCTCCGAGGCGGAAGGTCGTATAGCCGTCGTCGTCGTAGGCTACCTTTTGCTCCCCCGACTTGATAATATCCGCGTCCGGGTCGCCCGCGTCTATCGGCGCGCTTCCGTCGGCTTTTCCCAACTGAATACGAACCCGAACCCCGCTGTCAACTTCGCCCGCGTCGTCGCCCCTGGCTTTCGTGTAGATTTCAACCGAGGATATTTGTGATTTCTTCGTGGCAATGGGAATCATTAGCGCATTGCTTTCACTGACGGTGACGAACGTATCGACTGTTCGCTGTTCGTCTGCTACATTGTTCCGGTCGTCTATACCCCCGGTCACGCGGATGTTGTTAATCATGCCGCGGTCGGTGGTTTCTTCCGCCGGTTCGCCTTTGAAATCGTCCGGGGTGAAAGGTTTGCTATGCAGGTTTCGCAGTTCGCTCACCGGTTCGAATCGGACGTACTCGCCTTCGGCAAATGTGACGATAGTTCCGTATTCTTCGGCCGCCCTATCTGCTATGTCCTGCACTACGGTATTCGCTTTTTTGCCTTCTGCGAAGTAGTCTAACCGGTAATCAAGTTCGGGAAGCCGGGCGGTCGAAAGTTCGGGGCAATTATCGTTAATTACCTGATTGAGGATGCTTGTGGGTTGCCCCGAAACGGTTCGGTTGGTGTCGTGAAAGTCTACGTCGCGGTCGGACATGATACCGTCCGCGAAGGCCGAAACCCGCAGGTCAATTTCGTGCGGGTCTCCCCCGAGTCCGGTTCTCGAAACGTTTGTAACAATGTAGTCGCCGCTTTTGTTATAACCCCCCATAGGACCCGCGCCGAAGGGTCCCGCGCCCATAGCCTCGTTATCGCCCTCCGAAGACGTTTGAATCAGGATTCGGTCTTTCAGGTGGACCGGCTTTTCTGACGTGTAGACCCCGGTTTGATTATCGACTAAGAGGCTTCCCGAGGTTCGTGTCTTTCCCGTCTTGTCCGTTACGCTGTAATCAAGGATGTCTTCGGCGGGAATAGCAAAGTCGCTTCCGCCCGGCGGGGTTCGTGCCTTGAATACCAAAATTCGAATGTCGTCAGAACCAATTTTTAGCGTCATAGTTATAGTATTTCCGCGCCGTCCCAATAAACTGTGTTCCCCGAACTACCTATGTAGGCGTCGAATCCTATGCCGGTGCCGCCCGAAGCCGTAAATTGGCTGTCGTTCGCTTGGAAACTCTTTTGTAGGTTTCCGTTGCTGTCATAGGCTTCGAGCGTATGGGTGCCGTTCGAGACCGTCACCCGGTATTCCCACATTTCCCCGTAGTTCGGGGTACTCGTCGGGTTTTCGTTCTTTATTTTCTCTGCTGTGTGACTCGTAAGCTTGTATAGTGAAAAGAATTCCGTCGTGGGGGTTGGTAGACGAACGAAGTAGCAGTTCTTATAGTCTTGGCCGTAGTATCGCAGGTTCACGTCCACGGTGCCGTCCATTCCGTTGAAGACTCGATACGTGTCGCCCTCGCCTGGGTAATTATCGAGGCCGTTTTCGGAGTACATTTCGACGTTTCCGCCCGACATAGACATTGCTACGGACCCTTTGACGGCCTGCGAACTGGAGTAACCAATTCTCGACGCACTTCCTTGGTCGAATGAGTATTCTCCGGCGTCTTGGTCCTCGAAGTCGTCTACCCAGGTTGTGCTAACGATAGTAGTGCCGTCGGTTTGCGGGCTATCAGCCGAAGCGTGGTCCGTATTCCGACGAATGGTGTAGTAGTAGGTTGTGTCCTGGTTCGCAGACGTGTCCGTATAGGACCGTCGGCTCAGGTCCGTTATCGTCGTTAGCAGGCCGCCGAGAGACCCGGAAGACGTAGACCGGTAGATTTCGAAGTTTCCATCTGACGAATTATCGTCTTTCTCCCAGGAAACACTAATATTATCGTTACTATCGACGTTCGCTTGTGGGTTATCAGGCCCGCGGAGAACCGTAACAACGTTTACTTCGTTCGTCACTTCGCTCTCGCCTGCGTTCGCGACCCGCATGTAATACTTCTCGCCGGCTTCTATGCCGTCAACGTTGTACTCGTTGCCCTGCGCTACGCCGCCGTTTTCGAGGTTGTAGTCTCCGGTCGAATTCCCGCTGGATTCGGAAATGTATACGTCGTAGGCGGGATACTCGCCGTCCCACCGCAGGTATAGGCTCGTTGCGTAGGTTCGGTCAATAACCAGATTTGACGGGTCCGCGGCTGTCTCCTTTAGGAGAAAGTCGTCATGCCAGGTATCGATTGCGCTACCGCCTAACGCGCCGCCGTTATAGTCCCAAATTTCAATCGTATCGATTCCCGCGCCGCCGCGGAGCGGAAGACCTGTTTCGGCGTATTCTTTCTGGGCTGTGGGGTCGTAAAATTCCACGTCTGCGGTTCCGTCCGAACCTGCGTTCCAGTTGAAGCCGAAACGAACCCGAATAAAGCGACGATAGTCCGTTCCGCTATTGATTTCGCGTCCTTGTCCTGAATTTCCGTCTCGTATATCCCACTGGGGATTATCGGTGCCGGCCCCGATTACCTCATTGCCGTTTTCGTCTTTCAGCAGGACCATAGACCCGGTAGAACTTCCGGTCTCGCGGTACCAAAACTCGAATAGTTTCGGCTTCGCGGTGTCGATGTTCGGTTGGGTTGACGCGCGCGGTTGGGACCCGCCGCTGCTGCTGGAGTACCCGGCGAAGTTCCCGCGCGCGAAGTCGCTGACGCGCGTAAGGTCGGTTGGGTTCCATTCCGATAGCGTGTTTGCTTCGAGGCCGTCTACCCACAGCGAAACGGGTGGTTGGGCGCGGGAAGTCGGCCCGTTTTTCAGGGTTCCGTCGCGCCCGTTTCCACTGGTATCAGGGACGGTATCGCCGGATACGTTCGAAAAGTCGTATTCGACTTGTTTGCCCGCGCCGTCGCTTACTAAGATGTAATCAGTTTCGAGGTTAAGGTATTGCGCAGAGTTATCGTTTGCATCGTCACCTACGCTTCGGAAAAACCCCGGGTCGCTTCCGTGGTCGTTGATTTGGGTTGTTCCATGCGTAGCGGACCCGGTGTGTTTTCCGTCTACACTAACAAATAGTTCCGAGTCCTTGAATGATGCAACGACTGTGTGATACTCGCCGTCGGCTTCTAATTTCGCAAAGGCGTTGGTTTGATTGCTGCTTTCTCGAACAGCTAACTTTACGTTCCCCCCTCCGGTGAGGCCAACGTAGTACCCGTTTACCGAACCGCCTTCGTCGTATAGTGTTCCCCGTTCGCCGTTTTTTAGTTTCTTTACCCGGAATACAACGGTTCGTTCGGTAAATGTGTCGTGAAAGAATCCGGGATTCGGAGAAGTCACGTCCATCCAGTCGTCGCTTCCATCGAATTCATACGCGCCACTGACGCCGCCTAAGCCCAAGGTTCCGGTTCCGTCTAAGTAGACCGTTTCTTTATCTATTTGCATTGTTTGTATTAGTTAGTTGGTTAGTTGACTCTGATTTTTCCGAGTGTTTCAAAGTTCTCATCCGAACCGGTACCACTTCCGAAGCGTCCATTATCGACTGCTACGGTAGCGTAGACGCCTGAGCCGGTTCCGTTCGACCACGAGGCCGACTGTTTCGGATTTTGCACGGTTCCGTCGCCCACAACTACGTTCTGACGTTTCGTATAGCCGCTGGCTTCGTCGCCGGTGACGATGATTAGGTCTAAGCCGCTTGGTGCGCCCGCGCCGTCGGAAAGCACGAGTCCGGGCTGATGGACGGTAATCGTATCGTTCGCAGACACGTAACGCGAACCGACACGCGCGGCTTTACTCGATTGTGCGATTCCGGTCTCGTTAATCGAAACGACCGAACTGCGTTCGTCTGAAAAGCGACTGTTGGCTTCGGATTCCTTTACTGGGTCGAATGTGAGGTTTCCGGCGTCCACCGCGTTGCCTACGTCATTAAGCGGGTCGAAATCGAGGTTCGATTCCGAAACGCCCCCGTTTATATCCGGCAAAAGCTGATTGCCGTCTATCGAAGTTCCTGCTATAAAATTCGGCGTCCCCCCTTCGGGGAAAATAGCAATTGAAGCTCCGTTTCGGCTGCCATAGTCTCTCATTTTAAGAATACCACTCGAAGCGTCGAATTGAAATCCTATATTTTCGTCAGTTCCGAAGTTCCAGCTTCTACTGTTTCGAACCCGGCTATCTTTTCGAACATCTAATCCCCCTCCATCAATGCTAATTCGGTCTCCGCGAAGTTCGACTATCTTCCCTTGGGTCCCTTTAATTTCGAGTCCTTGAATCGTAAGCCCCCCGTTTTGGTGCCCGTTTTTCACTGTTTTAAGCGTACCCACGGGGTCTATTTTAAACTCAGAAACAATAGCATTATTATTATTTCGAAGTAACGAAGACGGGGCTGTGGACGTATCGAGGATTAGCCGGGGAATATCAGAACCGCCGTTCTGCGGCCGGCCGTCCGTAACCCAAAAGGAATTATCGTCTACCCATTGTAACCCGGTTTGTAGCATATCGCCCCAGTTAAGATTATCAAGGTCTACGGACCCGCCGCTTACCTCTTCGTAGTCCTCCAGGGGCGCGTCTCGTCCGTCAGAAGGGCTTTCTTGCCCGTCCGCGGCTATGGGAAGCCCGGTACGAGAAAGTCTGTATCCTTTGGGCATAGTAATTATATCGCTTTAGGCCGGCTTTGGGCTTTAGTTTTTCGACAAGTAGCTGTCGAATTCGTCCTCCATGGCCCGCGCGGCGTCGCCGCCCTCTTCGTAGCTGTTCGCATTGACTTCGGCGTTCACTTCGATGTTCGTGATATTCACAGTACCGCCGCCGGCCGCCGCCGCTGCTGCTACGCCTGGGGCGTCTTCGGTGAGGCGTGCCATGCGTGCCATTTCGCTTTCGGCTACGTCTCCGGCGCGCGCCATTTCTTTGCCGACCGCGCCGCTAAGACCGGACATTTGTTTTGCGACGCCTTTCTTCATTCGCGCGGCCGCCCGCCCGGCCCCGCTGTGTAGTCGGTCCATTTCGGACATACCGCCTTGGGCGAGATTTGCCAGTTCGCCCACCCCTTCGCCTTTCATGCGTTCCATTTCCGCGACGCTTTCTTTCCGCATGTCGGGAATGATGGACCCTCCGACCACGGATTCATACATTCCTTTTACCTTCTCGACGCCGCCGCTTTTCAGTTCGTCTATTTTGCCGAGTACGTCGTCAACCATGCCTTTCACAGCATTGAATACCTTGGTTCTCATCGATTCGATTTTGCCGACGACTTTCTTTTTCAGACTTTTGACTTTGGATTTTCCTTTTCGGAACAGTTCGCCGAGTTTGCCAAGAACGTCAGACACCATATTCTTGATAGCTGTAACTACGTCGCCGCCCATTGTGCGAACGGCTTTCACGACGTTTCCGCCCCATTTCTGAATTGCCGACAAGGCGTTGCTGATAAACTGGGAAATCCGGTTGAAGGCTTCCGTAGCCAGCGTCTTGATAGCAGAGACGAATTCGCCGCCCATTGTTTGCACGGCTGTTATGACGTTTCCGCCCCACTTTTGGACGGTTGAAAGGGCGTCTTCGGTGAAAGAAACGATAGCATCTAACCCCTGCTGGAGGGCGTCACCGAGGGTCGAAAGCAAGTCACCGCCCCAGTTCTTGATGAAATCAAGAATCGCGCTAAATATATCGGGGATTAGCGAGCCGAAGATGATTTCTTGCCCCCAGTCTATGAACGCTTGTAAAGCGTCGGATAGCATCGTGACGAGATAATCGACAAGTTTCCCGCCCCATTTTTTCACGAAGTCGATAATCCCGCCGAAGATTCGCTTGCCTAAGTCGAGTATTTTATTCAGGGCGCTTTTCCATTTGCCGGCCATTAAGTCCGTAATAACGTTGAAGGAGGTAAGAATGACATCCAGGCCCGTCTTGATAACACTACCCACAGCGTCGATTACGAACTTCGCCACGGCCTGAATTTCGTCTCCCCAACGCTGCCATATTTTCAGGATAGCCCCCGCGCCGACCTTGAAAATACCTTTGAGGAAATTGAAAAGCTGATTGACCGACGTTTTCAGTTCCTCACCGTGGGTTTCCCACAGGTCTAAGAGACCTTGTAACGCGGGCTGCACGATGTTCGTGTTAATGAACTGGAGGGTGTCGATAAAGACTTGCCCGACCTTATCCAGTACGGTCTTGGTCGTTTGGATAACCGGTTTCAGCTTGTTATTCCAAAAGTCTTGAATCGCTTGTAGTGTCCGCTTTACGATACCCTTTAGTTCGGTCGAATTCCCGTTGAAAGCGGCGGTGATAGCATCCAAAACCTGTTGCGTTTTGTTTTGGATGTTCATGAAGTTCGTCTTCCAGGCCAACCACAAGCCAGCGACCGCGGCGACTGCAATTCCGATAGGGTTGGTAAGAAGCCCGATAGTAGACCCGAGACTACCCACGCGGGCAATCAGGGGACCGATTCGCGACATACTCGATACGATGGACCCGATAAATTTCGAGGAAATGACGCCGGCTACGCGTTTCACAATGCCGCTAAGTTTGCTGAAAGCGGTAAACAGCGGCCCGGCTAATGGACCAAGTAACCGCGTCACCGCCCCCTTCGCTGCTGTAAGGCCGGCGGTGAGAACGGTCTTTAGCACACTTCCCGCCGCCGAAGCTTTGGTTTTGAGGTTGCTAACTATTCCACCGAGGACAGTTACCTTTTGTCCGAATACGAGGGCGGCTTGCTTCGCTATGTTCGTCTTTCCGGCGAAGGTCGCCAGTGTAGTAACGACTGACTTCGCGGCACCAACGAGCTTTACCCCCAGGGCCGGAACGAGGGTTCCGGTAATGAGAGTCCCTAAGCTACTAACCGAGGGCAAAACCCCTGTGCTGATTCCCGCAGTGAGACCCGAAAGCGAAGACGTTACGACGCCGGTCTTGGTCGCCCAAGCGGCCAGCGTTGGAATGAACGAAGCGACTGCGGCCTGATAGGGACTAAGCGACGAAACGGCTTGCTGAATGGACGTTTTGACTTGCTTGCCGTGGCGGTTCCACAGCGAAGTTGCCCGATTGAGGGTGCCGGTTACGACGGTTACGAAGGCCTGGACCCGCCCCTGCATAAGCGAGACGGCCTTTTGATACGCCTGAGTCGCGGCTTGTTTGACCGCCGTTCCGTGCTTGTTCCATAGCTTCGTTACGTTAGTGAGGGACGTTTTCACGGTCGTAACGACTTGTCCGACCGCGTTCAAGGCGATAGTTTTCAGCTTTTTATACGCGGTCGTAACTGTGTTTTGAACCGCGGTTCCGTGCTTGTTCCATACGCCCCGCACGCGCGTAAGAACGGATTGCACCCCGGCCGCAAGTTCGCGAAGCGCCGCAAGTGCGACGCCCCCGACAGCGTTGTAGGCGGTCGTAATGGCTTTTTTGACTGCGGAACCGTGTTCGTACCAAAGCACTCGCATTTTCTGTGCTACGTCTACGATTCCGCCGAATAGCGTATCGAGAACCCCCAGAACCGTGGTCCGAATCATCCGGTAGGGGTTTCCGATACTGTCCTGTAAGCCGGCCCCGTGTTTTTGCCACAGCGCGTTTATCCGGGCGGTTACATTCGCCACGGCGCTTCCGATAGCCCCTGTAACGGCTTTCACAGCTTTGAGGGCCGCCGTGTAGCCGATTTTCAGGTACCGCGTAACCATATTTCCGTGACGGTTCCAGGCCTCAGTTGCGCCCGCTGTCGCGGCGTCTACGACGCTTCGAAACGCACCGAGGGCTGTTTTGACGACCCCGGCGATAGCCCCGTATCCTCCTTCAATCGCCCGCGAGACCGCAGTTCCGTGGTTCTCCCAATCTGTCGAAAGAGCGACAATAGTCGGCTCCATATAACTCGCAAATCCCTGCACCGCACCAACCATTTTGCCGCTTACAAGCTGCACGAACCGGGAAATCGGGCCTTCGATACCCGAGACGAAGCCCTTAAAAACACCTTTCGCCGCGTCTACTTTCCCGGACAGTTCGTCAAACGCAAATGTAGCAATGCCGCCGATATACTTCTTTACTGACTTCGCGACCCGCGTCGTTGCGCTTCGTATGCCTGCGAAGTCCTTCTGCCATGCAGCGGCGAGGGCGGCGACCGCCGCCGCTACCGCAGAGACGGGACCGAGGACAGCCAGAAAGACGCTACCGAGGGTATAAATCGAGGACGCGGCAATGGTCCCCTGGAGGGCGGTAAACGCTGTCGTGAGGCCGCCGATTACCCCGGAGACGAGAACGACCGCACCCGGGACGCCGTTTAGCGCCGAATTGAAATCGGAAAAGGCGTTGATTCCGTCCTTAATTACAGAAATGATAGCCGCGAAGGCCGGCAGAAACACGCCGCCGCTTTCTTGTGCAACTACCGTAATGCTGTTTTTCAGTAGCTTAAGCTGATTCGCGGCAGTTTTCGACTGAATGGCGAATTCGCGCTGGAGGGACGTGTTTTCCTCGAACGCTTTGCTCGACGTTTCAAGGGCGTCATTTACCCCTTCGATGTTTTGCCCTAACGAAGACAGCGTTTTGCGGGAATAGGTACTGAATTGCTTACGAAGGGCTTTCCCCTTCTCGGTGTTATTCGCCATTTCCTTCGCCATCATCTTAAACAGCTTTATTGGCGAATTATCGCGAAGGCTTCTAAATTTCTGCGAGGTAATACCCAAGGCCGCCGCAAAATCGGATACCTTTTTCGGGTTTTTGATTTCTTGGCCGACCCGGCGAAGGCCCGACCCCGCGCGCCGCGCGCTGCTACTAACTTCATTCATAGCGCCGCTAAGGGCCACAATGTCGGTGGTAGACATACCCAACTGCGTGAGGGTTCCCGAAGCCCGCAACATCGTGTCAGTAATTTCAGACGAAGACGCCGCTGCTGTATTCGACAGTTCGTTGATTGCGGACCCGAGGTTTTCGGTTTGGGGAATCGGCGTTTTCGTTAGTGTAGAAAGTTTGGCAAATGCAGTACCGGCTTCGTCCGCAGTCAGGTCCGTAGCGGTCGCCATTTTCGCGACGTTTCGGGTAAATTCTTTAATATTTTTCGTTCCTTCAACCCCGAACCGCCCCGCTTGTTCTGTAAGGCTGGCAAGTTTTTTGGTAGTAAGTGGAATATCTTTCGCCATTTGCTGAATTTTTCCACTCATTTCGTCTGCCACGGCCTCAGATGTTACTTTTTGAACTTCGGCCATTTGGCTTTCGAAATCAACCGCGGCTTGGGTCGCTTTCGCGATTCCTCCGGCAGAAACCGCCGCGAGACCCGTGCCTAAGCCCGCTACTGCGGTTTTGAATTTCTTACTGGAAGCCGCGGCTTGGGAAAATTCAGCAGCTACGGCGTCGGCACCGCTTGCCGTAAGTTTAGTTTCGATAACATTAGTTCCACTACCACCGCCGAACATTATACTATGGGTCTCTTGTGCTGTATTCCGCTATTTACTTTCGTTCCTAACCACAGTCAGGAACAAAACAATACTCCGCGCGCGTTTCGTTAATGGCTATCAGGCAAGTTCCGCCGGCCGCCTATTCGGTCTCCCTGATTACCCGTGGTTTTACCCGTCGTACCACTACTACCGCCGCTTTCGTTCTTTTTATTTGCCCTCTCGTCCGCGCGCTTGTGTCCGTACCGAATAGCGTCGATTTCACCCATTGTGAGACGGTACACTTCAAGCGGCGGAGTGCCGTAATTCCCTACGTACCCATAGAGAAAGTCCGCTAAGTCGCCGTCTAACCCCTCGCCTATGTCGGTGCGCTTTTTCTCATCCTGTTGGTGCGCCGTAAACATACTGTCGTCGCGAACTACGTCTTCCAGGTCGTCGTCGGCTTTTGCGAGCCGCCCGCCTTGGGCTTCCGCGGCGTGGCGGTCGCGTTCGAGTAAGTCCGAAGCCAGCAGTACGCCGTATTCGAGGGCACTCGGTAGGCCCGGCTTCATGGCTTGCACGTCCGCAGGGCTGCACGGCGCAATAGCTGCTGAAAAAACGCCTGAAAGCATTTGCGGCCCGCGAGGGTAGTTCTCGTAGTATTTGACGATGTTTCCGTATTCCAACGAACGCATGGCTATGTTTAGCCACCCAGGGTATTCCACGACGCGGGGCAATGGGTCGCCGTCGGGGCCGTGCCCCGCTTGCCCGTGTACTTCTATCTGGGAGAAATCTACACCGCCGAATTCGGTTCCCGTCAGTTTCCCTCGGTGTCGTCTTCGTCGCCGGTTTCGTCAGAACGACCCACGGTAACGCTTCCGTCCGCGTTCGCTTCTACGTCCACCGCGTCGCCCATAAGGGCTTCCAACATGTTAGACGGCGCGAGGGGTCGCATGGTCCGAACGTCTTCGGCGCTAAGGTCGAACGAGGGCGAATGATACCGTTCGTTGAAGATTTCAGCCATATCGCGCGGCGTAAGATTTGCCTCGTCTTCGCTTGCACTTTGTTCGGCCCCGCCGCGCCCTTCGCTGGCTTTCACCGCGTTTCGCTTGCGGTACGATTCGATATACCCGAAGTCGATGAATTCGACCACGGCCTTCCCCATACCTTCAACGGTCGTTTCCTGGGGTCCCTGTTTCTGCTGTGTTTCTTCAAAGCCCCATTCGGCTTCAAAATTTTCTACTTCGTCGGGAATTTCGTCGGTGTCGGTATTGTTCGCCATGTCTATAACTCGAATAGAAAGCGAATACATCTTAAGTTTTAGCCGAGCCGTTCGGAACTTTAGGATTAGCCCGCGGCGCGCCGCCCGCGTCAGAAAGTCTATAACGGTCATGTATTGCATTTTTCGGCCGCCGCGGTTTAGTATTTACCGCCGCTGCATACAATACGACAGATTTATACGTATGCCGATAGTGGGTCTAAATGCAATGGTCGAAATGGCTAACGGCGAAGAAGTCGAACTGGACGGAGACCACTTTCAGGACGCCGAAGCGCGACTAAACAGCCTCGAAGAGGGCGACACCTTCGTAGCCGGAAACGCAGGCTCCGGCGCAAAACGCTGGAGAGTGATTGAGATTAACGAAACGTCCGAAGCCCGGTTCGTTGAAGCGAAATGCGTCGTGGGTCATTCATATGGCACCACTACGTTCTATCCTTCAAACCGACGAACCGGTCTCGTGCGTGAGGGTGCAATCGGTTCCGGCTATTACATCACGTTAGACGAAAACGAAGACGAAGAGAACGAAGAAGAAAACGAAACCGGCGAAGACGAAGACGAAACCGAAGACGAGAAACGGGTTCCCATGAACCTCAAAGACGTTCGAGAAGGTGCTATCTTCGCGTCAACCCGAGACGGCCGGCGGGAAATCGAAATCATCCGAGTCTACGAACGCAACGGAAAAACGAAAATCAACTACGTTCTCGGGGAAAGCGAACATGTGCGAACGTCGAACCTCGTGCTGTTCACAATCAGCCACCCGAATTACTACCTGAAAGAAGCGCCTGGGGAAGACGAAGACGGACGAAAACTAACCGAAGCCGACTATCGAGAAATGGACGACCCCGAACTAATCGAGGCGGCTCTTCGCGAACCCGAAGCAACGCCCAACGATGATTACCCCGCGTTCGACGTGCTAAACGCCCGCGCGTGTGAACTACGAAAAGCCGAAAGGAAAGACTCGCGGCGCGCGACTACAAACTTCGAAGACGCCGCCCGCCTCGAAAGTGACGAGGAACTTCGCGCCCGTTTACAGCGCCGCGCGGACAATTTGGAACAAGTCGCGAAAGATATACTTGCCGGCCGAACGTAGCGCCTTAGTTCGGCGAAGTAGCCGAAACGCCTTCTTCGCCCGACATAATGGAAAACTCCATTTCGAGCGCATTTTCGCCTGCATTGCGGTTCCGCGGGCTTTCGCCCATAGGCGCGCTCGGGAATCGAAGCGCCAGATTGCCCGCGCGGTCGAACAGAACCACGGTATCCAACTTCTCCAGCGCGGCGGCCTGTTTCATGGCCCTGTGCGAAACGGTCTCGCCGTCACACGACAAGGTGATTTCCGTAGACCGCATAGCCGGCCGATACAGGTTCTCCCGGCTGTTGTTATCCGGCACCGAACCGGAATCGTTCTCCAGTTCGATTTCGACGCTATTCACGGACCCGGCAAGCTCAAAGGCCCGGCCCGCAGGTCTCTCGACAAGGGAATTGCCCACCGCGAAGTAGTCCGTACCCGTAATGGTAGACCCGATTTCGGTCCCGTGGGTGCCGCCGGCACCGAGGACCGGTGTACCGTAATCGCCGTGGGTGTTATCATAGTGCCCGTATCCGAAGAGGACACCGAGGAGCTGATTCGTATCGTAGCCGCCGCTGTCGTTACTGCGGGCTTCGTAAACCAGAACGTCCCCGAAGTGGTCTACTTGTCCCTGAGTCGCGATACTGTCGATGCTTTCGTAGGTGTTCGTAGTCGTAACACCCACGGAAGCATCCGCGTCGTCTAACGTCAAATCCTCGGCGGTCGTCGCGTTCTCGCTCTCGATAGTAAGCGGAAGCCCGGCGTCTTCGGGGTTGGTCCCGTCAATATCGTCCGACGGTACCGCTTTGATGATAAGTGTTCCATCAACGCCGCCCTGCGAGGTATCCGGTTGGTCGAACTGATACGACCGCCCGCCGGTACACAGTAGCGTCGATTCGGCCGCCCAATAGACTTCTTCGGGGTCGCCCTCCAGGGAAGCCTCATCGACAGTACACCCGCGCGCTACGGTATACAAGTGACTATGACGAGGCGTAGCGTTCCCGTCATTAATGTAGTCGTAGTGAACGGTGCTTTCGACCGCGTTCGGGTAGCCGTCACCGTCTTTGTGGGTCGCCGACCGTTCGACCACCGAGACGGTGCCGGGAAGGTGACCCACAGCGTCGCGAAGCATACCGTAGGCGAGGACGCTATCAGGCTCCCCGTTGTTATCCACAAGCCACCGCTGCATGTCGTAGGAAAGCGTCAGTTCGTTTTCTTCCAAGCCGGGGGCATACTCGTTATCGTGCTGGCCGATTCCCGCTTTATCCACGGCTTCCGGCCCGAATTCGGCTTCGAATTCGGTAATTCGGTCGCTAATCAGGGACCAACTGGCCCCGTCAGGGATAACACCCTCTTCGTCCTCACCCACAAACTCGATACGAGACGGCCTTAGTCCTCCTTCGCTGTTGAGTGGCATTATTACTCTTAGAAAGTCATAGTGCCCCCTTCGGACTTATTGTTTAAGACGACAGAAGCTATAAATTTTGCATATAATGAGTGCCATTCTCGTGTTTTTCTCTTGTATGTTCTGTTAGGTGTTCGGCGTGTTCTTTCATTTCAAGGTTTTCTTCCCGGTTATCGTTTCGATGTTCGTTTTTGTGGTGTACGTCTCTCGGATCGAAATACGAAATTCCAAACCACGCCACAGCGCAAAGACGATGGACCTTAATGTGATACGTACTATCTTCGTGATTTAAACTAAATTGTTCGTATCCGTCTCTATCTTCTATGGTGTGAGAAATTCCGGGGCGCGATAAAACATTAGCCGCTGCCTGGGTTCGGGGTTTTACCCCCAATTTTTCCATCCAGCGGCAAATAGTACCGTCCGAACGGTCTACAATTTTGCCAATTTCTCTTTGATTCAACTTTTCTTCGTGGTATTTCTGTTCAAGCCACTCTTTATTCTTGTAGGTATCTGTCGCGTCCATAGGGCGGATTTCGGTTGCATTTGATAAAACAGTTACGGACGGACTCGTAATTCAAAGCCAACCTCCAGCGTCGCATAGAAATGCTGTGGATTCGTAACGTCCGGGTCCGCGAGAACAAAAGGATACGTAAGCGGCTCTAAATCCGTCGTAAGGGCTTCGCCGGTGTCGGGGTCCGGTACCCCAAGGTTGTGGTCGTGGGTAATGTCCCGCAGGTGATTAGCAATTTTCGACCCGATTCGTTCCGGGCTGTAAGCATTGCCCGAACTAAGCGGCGCGGGCGGGTCCGTATCATATGACCCGGACCACACTTGAACGTCCGCGCGCCCGTTGTAATCGTAAATAACCCCGGTTCCGTCGCCCGCAAGTCCCCGCGGGCCGCCTTGTCCGCTCGTTCCCCGGATTGTGACCTGCGGATACGGTAGTTCCTGATTCGGGCCGCCGCCGAACGTAATGGGAATGTCGTCTTCCCCGTCACCGGCCTCTAAGCCCTCGGTTTCTTCCGGGGTCCATTCATCGATATACAACCTTCGTAGCGCCTTACGAATTTCATACATATTTTTCGTTTATTAAAATCGTATTTTAGTTCTCTTGCTCCGCCAAACGTTCGGCGTCACAATGAACGATTCCGGTGCCGCTGTTTATGACTCGAACAATCTCATAGGCCGTTCCGCCTACCGGTGCGGGTCGTTCGTCTCGAACGCGGTCTCCTTGTTCTGGGTACGCTCCATTGCCGGCATTTAGTCCCCCCAGTTCGTCTGACTTGAAATGCACCGTTACATCCGCTGTAACGATGTCGCCGGCTTCGCCGGTCTTGGTCGTCGGTTCGTCCGTCTTTTCTACCCGAATCGAGACGGGAAAACTATTTTTCGTCGGTTGCGGCCGCCCCGTGTCGGGGTTTCGCCCCCCTTCGCGGATAGCGGTAAACGTCCCCTCGAACGCGAAATTATCATGCAAGTTTGCGAGACTTCCCCAGTTCAAGCTCATAGTCGCCGTTTCTGTTCTTATCGTGTTTATCATTGCGTAACTAAGACGATTCAACCGGCGGGGCGAGCGAAGCCCGGAGCTTACCAGAGTCTACGGGTGCCCGGCGTTGGGCTTCGCTCGCCAAATCCCCCGCGGCGGCTCGAAGCGCCCCGCGCGGCGTAGCGTTTGTATCGAAATAGTTGCCCATTTTGCGGCGTACTTGGTCCGTAGCAGGCCGCAGAAACGGTTGTGCCGCCATTTTATAGGTGCCGTATTCTTGGTATAGCCCATAATGTACGTTCGTGCCAACGATGAATGTAGGCTCACCTACGCTGGAGAAAGCTTCCGCGCCGCTTTCCATCGTATCCAAAAACGAACCGTACCCGACGAGTTTAACGAAATTACTTCCGCCGGCCATTTAAATTACGAACCCATTGACCGTGCGTTGGAAGAGACGATTGGACGTGTCGCGGGCCGCTGCTACGCTCGAAAACAGGCCACCGCCGGCTTCGCTCGCCCCCTCGCCGTTCGAGTCCTCGAAGTAGCTAATTTTGTCGCTTCCGCTCTTCTGGCTCTTAATCTTGTTACCTTCGGCGTCCGTCGCGCCGTCAGTACCCGAATACAGGTATTCAGCAGCCATGTAAGCAACCACAGCGTCGAACGTCCGCGGGGTAACGTCGTCGTATATGCGAGGGCCTGCGAACGCCACAGCGTCGTCTATAGCGCGTTGCGCCCGCTCATTCCCGTCAGTATCCTCCGCCGGCCGACCGTCAGAAACATCCTCGCGGTCAAACGCGTCTCGAACGTCGCCGGGGGCAACATTCGTGTCGTAACTACCCGGGGTAACACTCATACTACCGGATAGCCGGGCCTTCTGGTATGGTTTTTATGAGGGCCTTACGAAAAGGGGTCCGAACAGTCATAGACCACGCCGTGGCGTCTGCATAGGCGTTTACAGTGACGACCGAACAAGCGTTCGTCACACTCAGAGACGGGGCACTTGCCACTCATTGATTCATGCTTTTACTCCGAAAGAAAAGTGGGTTTCCGCTACGTCACGAGGCCGCCCGCGAAAGACGAACTTTCACGGTTTTACTGAATTCGCTGCACGGCGTTCGGGTGAGTCGCAACATACCCGAATAGGCTGAATAGCTGCATGATGTCATCAACCTGCCGGTCGAAGTCCGACCCGCGTCGAACGGTCGGGCCGACCCACTCCGCGCGACGACCCAGGTAGTCGCCGTCAACGACAAATGCCGTTCCGCTTGGCATGTCGATAAAGGGCGACGCCGAAGTGTTGACCGAACCAAGACCCGCCACGCCCCCGATAGTGCCGTAGCGAATCGTGTCGTCTGCGGCGTCAGTGGCGTGCGTAAACTCGCTCATCTTCAACACGTCGCCAAGGCCACCGTGCCCGACAAAAACATCCGTGGGGGCATATTCGCCCTCCGGCGCACCCCGAATGTCAGTTCCAGCGTCAACGAAATCGTCATACGTAAGCTCCCCGTTCGTTCCCGAGGGGCTGATGTCGTTGTGGTCGTTGTTATTAGCAGCAGCGGCGAGGACCCGGTACGCAACCGCGTCGATAGTATTCCCGAGGCGGTTCATTTTCCGCTCCGCCTCAAGCGCGATTTCGTCCAGACGCGCGTCCATGCCGGCTTCCATACTCATTTCGTACTTTTCGCCGTACTTGTGACGCTGGCACCGAACGCGGCGCTTTTCGCCGTCTCGCTCGGGGAATTCGGACGCTTCGTCAACCGTGGGAAGTTCGGTTCTATCATAAACACCGTCTTCCACGAAGAACGAAACCTCACTGTCGTTGACTTCGGAAACGTCCTGTTCGCTAAACGCGTTTCCGAACACAGTACGATGATTAACGCGGTCGATAAGGTACGCGTTAACCATGTCCTTGTCTTTCAGTACATCTTCCGTAAGTTCCGGCTGTCCCGAAGGCATTATCTTAAACTCCTATATAGGTTCTTTTTGTTTTGTACTTTTACCGAGTTACCAATTCATCGAATGTAAACCGAACCGAGGCCGTCGTCTCCGGGCGCGCCCGTTAGCCGGGCGTCAATGCCCTCCGCGGCGTCTTCGGCCCCGAGCGGACGAAGAACACCCTCGGTACCCGACGGCACAAGGGTTGCGGGGGCTGCCGTCGCCGTGTTAGCAGCGCCGTCGCCGTTATCGTCGTATTCGGCGGCGACTCGGGCATTGCCCATACCCTTTAGGCGCACCGAAACCGTCTTGCCCTTCGTGGGGTCCGCGGCTTCGTCTTCGTCGGTCGCCGCGATACCGAAGAACTGTTCCCCTGCGGTATCGGTAATCGCAACCTCCATGTCCCCCGTAAGTTTCACCGCGTCGTAGCGGGTAATCTCGCTGCTGCTGTCCGCAACCTCGAACGTAATCGTGTGTGCGTCAGTGTAATTCGGATACATTTAGTTTCCACCCTGGGTTAGATTTGCGACTCGCTCATCGACTTCTTCCGCCGCGGGTTCCCACCCCATTTCGCGCGCTGTTTCGGCCCTTGCCTTAAGTGCAGCAACCTCTTCCTGGGTCTCGGTATCAAGGTCGGCCTCGCCCGCACCGGTCTGCGCTTCGCCGTCACCCGACGACCCGATACCCTCACCCTCTTCGCCCTCTTCGCCGTCGGCACCCTCGCCCGCCTCGCTCTCGTCAGGCGACGCGAAAAGGTCCTCGATGTCGTCAACGCTTTCGACCATTCGCGCGGCGGACATATCTTCAAAAACGGCCCCGTCAATGCCCGCATTTTCCGAACGTTCCTGTAGCGCGGCACGAATAGCGTCCGTCACCGGCGAAAGGGCTTCAAGCTCCTCTTCAAGGTCCTCTCGCTCATCTTCGGCCTTCTGTAGCGAAGCCTCCAGGTCGTCAACGCGTTCGGCCTTCTCTTCGGCCTCTTTTAGAGACGCCTTAAGATTATCGTGGCGCTCTTCCGACATTTCGACTGTGTTAGCAGTGTCGTCAGTCATTGTACTTACGAGAAACTAAGCGAGGTTTTGCTTTTTGTACCTTTACCGAACGCTTAGAAAATACGGATATTGGGCTGTTCTTCGGTCGCCTCAATCGTCACATTATCAGGCGAGATTTCACTTGCGGCTTCGAGAAACGCCGTATAGCCTATGTCATGATTTTCGGCGAGGGCAAGAAGCGTATCGCGGTCAATCGGGAAGCTACCAACATCGACCTGAATCGTAGCATCGACCATTTCGCTCGCCCCGCCGCCGGCCCCAGTAGCATCCGCGTGTGCTAAGGCCGCCTCAATCGAACTGTGGAAGCTTTCGGCGTTTTCGCCCTGCGAAAGCGCCGCGATAGCCGGGTTATCACTCGCCGAACCGAACGCTGTATAACTCGCTTCCGCCGCCCCGGTGCCGCCTTCCACCGCCGCAACGCGGTTGTATTCGTAGTCGGTCATATACGGCAAGCCTTCGGGGGTCCGGGCAACATGGTCGTGATTCGGAACCGAAGCTTCGAGCGACACGTCATACTGGCCGTTCGACAGCGCCGCCGCGGTTTCCCAACTATCCACGTCGGCTTCCCAAACCGTACCAAGGTTCGGCTGAAAAGCCGCGCGGGTAACCTCCCCACTTTCCACGGCCTCGTCTTCATGCGCTACGCTAAACTCCTTCCCGACGAGGGACGGATAGGCTTTCTGCTGTTCTTCGGAGGGCCAAAATTTAGCCCCGTGCTGTCCCATTGTAACCTCGTCTTCGCCCAATAGAACGCCGTGTACGGTCCACGGACCCTCATCTTCGGGGGCTTCGGGCACTTCGTCGGGAACGCTCTCTTTCAACGACGCGCGAACGTGCCCGTCCTCGTTGCTACTGAATTGACCGAACTGTATCGTTTCCGTAACTCGATTACTATTAGCCATGTTAGTTCCCTCCAGCGAAGGTTTCCGGGGCCGGCCCCTGCGGTTCGCTTTCGTCACTACCGCCGCTTTCATCGCCACTGGTACCTTTCTGTTCCAGTTCCGCGTCCGACGGAACCGGCGTTTCCGAACTTCGTGAGAACGACTGTAACCGCGTCAATAGCGTCAGAAACGCCATTTGTTTTTCACCGTTCCACTCAGGCACCTCACCGGTAAAGAGGTAATCGTCTATGTCGTCTACCAGTTCCGCGTCCTCTACGCTTTCCTGCACGAACTTGCTACCATTATACAACCGGTCCAAGTCGTAACGACCCAGGTTAACCCCCCGAAGTTGGTGCGAAAAGAAATTATCGAGGACGCCGACTAACGGCATGTAAGCCGATACTTCCGCCGCAAACGTAGCCTGAGAAAGCGGGTCGCCCGCCGCGGCAAACCCCGCACCGACACCGGCAGAGACGAGTAACATACTCGCAAACCGGGGAAAGTCGAACCCCTCGCCCGTCTCTGCGGTGTTATTCAGAAAGCGCCACGTACCCCAGAGAAGCGCCGCCGCCATAGTCCGAACCACGGGTTCGAGGGCCTGGAGGGTGCCCGAATCGACAAGGGTAGTCAT